GTATGCTATCGATGGCGAGGAAATTGAAGACGAAGATGAATATTACGAAGACGAGGACTAATGAACTGGTACGATAAGGTTAGCAAGGATATTTCTAATATTCCAGATGCTGTTTCATTCTATGAAGCTGAATTAATACAGGCAAAATTAGATTGTAAAGTATCTGGTAGTTTAGAAAAGATTTCGGCACAGATGCCAGGTATCGTTGAAAACCGATTTAACCAGTTACAGGAAATTGAAGGTATTTTAGAATACCTTAACATCGAACTTCGTAGATTACGTAGTCAACACTTTCGTAAATATCTTGAAAACTATCAACGCTCTTTATCTTCGAGGGACTGTGAAAAGTTTGTCGAAGGTGAAGCAGACGTTGTAGACTTTGAAAAGATTATCAATGACTTTGCACTCTTAAGAAATAAATGGCTTGGTATTATTAAAGCTCTTGATATTAAGCAGTGGCAAGTATCAAATATCGTAAAATTACGAACCGCAGGATTAGAGGACGCAACGCTTTGAAAATAGGTATTATTGGTTTAGGATTCGTCGGTGGCGCAGTGGCATGGGCACACAGACAACACGATTTAGTTGTAAGAGATCCAAAATTAGGTGAAAAATCGGCCAGCATTGAGGAAATTAAAACCTGCGATGCTGTGTACGTGTGTGTACCGTCTCCAATGTTAGAAGATGGGCATTGCGACGATTCATATATGCGTGGTGTTTTAAAAGACCTCGCAGGATACGATAAAGTTATTATTTGTAAAAGTACTATTCCCCCGGGAGTATATGCTTCTTTGCAAGTTCATTATCCAAACATCGTTCATGCTCCTGAATTCTTAACTGCGGCAAATGCCAATGCAGACTATGTAACTGCTACTTGGATGTTAGTAGGCGGTGACGGCAAATGGGTTGATGATGCCATTAATATTATTAGATCTGGTGATGTTGCTGCAACTCTATATCGTAGAACAACCATCACAACGGCGTCGTTGTTTAAGTATATTGCAAATACATTCATGGCAACTAAAGTTACCTTAATGAATGAATTTTATCGCATGGCACAACATATTGATGTTGACTGGTCTGAAATTAAAGAGATTGCTAAAAGTGATCCTAGACTAGGAAACTCGCATTGGGATGTTCCAGGTCCAGACGGACAGTTTGGCTATGGCGGCGCCTGTTTTCCAAAAGACGTGGCTGCAATATTAGAACATGGTCTTGATATGGGCATTGAATTAGAATTGCTCGGCCGTGTTGAAGATGTTAACAAAAAACATCGTGCGCAATGAAAACTATATTAATAACTGGACATTTAGGATTCATTGGCAAGAGTCTTAAAAATAAGTTAGAACAAAAATATAATGTCGTTGGTCTTGATATAAAAGAGGGCAACGACATTTTAGTTTGTGACCTTCCAGATTGTGATTATGTTATACATCTAGCTGCCTTATCAGGTGTGCGTCAAAGTATTAATAATCCAGAACAATATTGGCGTGTTAATGTCGAAGGAACTCGCAGAATACTTGAACATTATAAATCTACAAGAGTATTAGTAGCAAGTTCAAGTTCGCAATATGAACCACACTTAAATCCCTATGCAGCCAGCAAACATGCAATGGAATTTATTCCGCATAATAATGTTTGTTTTATGAGGTTGCATACTGTATACAGTTCTATTCCTAGAGAAAACATGTTCTTCTATAAATTATTAAATGGAACATTAGAATATGTTACAACACACAAACGAGATTTTATTCATATTGACGATATCTGTGATGCATTTGATCTGTTGCTCGATCACGGCTACGTTGGATCGCTAGATATAGGCACTGGTATTTCAATTCAGATCAATGATATTGCTCCCCACTTACCTGTCAAATTGGATACTCCAAACGAACGTCAAGAAACCAAAGCCAATACACGCAAACTGTCATTCTTTGGGTTCAATCCTAAAATTGAGGTCAGAGATTTTATAGCTAATAATATGCGCAGATAAATATCTGCATGAAAACAATCGTATTAGTAACTGGTGGGTTTGATCCCATCCATTCTGGACATATTGCCTATTTCAAAGCAGCGAAAGAATTAGGAGATCAACTTGTAGTTGGTATTAATTCCGATTCTTGGCTAACACGTAAAAAAGGCTCACCGTTCATGCCTTGGTTAGAACGTCAGCGAATCATTAAAGAATTAAAAATGGTTGATTATACTATTGAATTTAATGACGACGATAATAGTTCTAATTTAGCTATCAAATTAGTAAGACAAACATTCCCAAATGATAAAATAGTTTTTGCCAACGGCGGAGACCGCACCCATCTAGACATTCCAGAAATGAATTTTAAAGATGACAATTTGTCGTTTGCATTTGGCGTAGGGGGATTTAACAAAGCAAACTCTAGCTCATGGATATTACAAGAATGGAAGGCACCTAAGACCGAACGTCCTTGGGGCTACTATCGTGTGCTACACGAAGTGCCTGGCATGAAAGTTAAAGAACTCACAGTTAATCCACAATGCAGTTTATCAATGCAGAGACATAGTCAACGTTCGGAATATTGGATAGTTAGTGACGGAGAAGCAGTAGTACATAGGCAAATGTCTAGTGGATATTCGATGCCGTCTATTGTTCTTGAAAAACACAAAGAAACAAAAATACCCGTAGGCGAGTGGCATCAGTTAAGTAATCCTTCTGAGACTGTTCCATTAAAATTAGTTGAAATACAATATGGCGAATGCTGTATTGAAGAGGACATAGAAAGAAAATGAAAGATATAATTCCTGTCTTTATAGGCTACGATCCTAGAGAAGCCATAGCATATCATGTATGTGCAAATAGTATTATTAGAAACTCAAGTCGACCTGTGAGTATTATTCCTGTAGCATTAAACTTATTTAAAGACTACAGCGAAACCCACACAGACGGCAGCAATCATTTTATCTATACAAGATTCCTAGTTCCTTATTTGATGTCTTGGACAGGCAGTGCTATATTCATAGATGGCGATATGATTGTGCGTGGGGATATAGCAGAGCTGTGGGCATTGAGAGAAATGGATAAGGACGTCATGGTAGTTAAGCATGACTATAAAACTAAAATGAAAGAAAAATATCTTGGTTCAAAAAACGAAGATTACCCTCGCAAAAATTGGTCAAGTGTTATTTTATGGAACTGCAACAGCTATCCCAATCGCAAATTAACTCCTGAATATGTTATGAATGCCACTGGTGCGGAATTACATAGATTCTCGTGGATTGACGATGCACGAATAGGTGAACTGCCCAAAGAATGGAATTGGTTACCAGACGAATATGGTCCAAACCCGGCTGCCAAGTTGCTACACTATACACTCGGCACACCTTGCTTTCACGAGTTTGCTAATACTCCTATGGGTGACGAATGGCACCGTGAAAGAATTCTTACAGAATATTGTCAACAAAGAGATATATGAACAATTGGATTTTCTTAAGTAAGAATGGCGAAGATCCTTACATTAATATGTTTGCCACAGGAACCGGAGGCAGAGTAATTCGTACAGAGGATTTTAATTACGAAGACAGTCAAGATCCTATTGTAATGCGTGGAATTCTCAAACATAAAATAATGGAAAAGTGTCTTGCTGATAAAAGAGATTTTTATTTTATCGATACTGGATACTTAGGCAATCAACGTACTAAAGAAAATCCAAACGGTTGGAAATATTATCATAGAATTGTAAAAAACGATATCCAACACAATGAAATTATACCACGTCCGGCCGATAGATTTGAAAGACTAAATCTTCCTGTGTACAAATGGAAAAAAGGTGGACGCAATATTTTAATTGCCAAACCTGATGACAAACCTATGAAACACTACAGGATAGATTTAGACCAGTGGCTCGAAGAAACTATAGCTGAAATTAAAAAACACACCGATAGACCTATTGTTGTGAGGGAGCGAGTTAAGAGCAGAACAGAGCGTGTTGTTAATAAAAGTCTCAAAGAAGCATTAGGAGAAAATGTTTTTGCATTAGTAACTTTTAATAGTAATGCAGCCACCGAAGCAATTATGTACGGGTATCCAGCGTTTACTCTAGCACCTAGTCATGCTGCTAAACCAGTATCTCTACAGGATCTATCAAAAATAGAAACACCATATTATCCAGAAGAAGATAAAGTACGTGCATGGTTACACCACCTTGCCTATTGTCAATACCATGTTAATGAACTACGAGACGGGTCAGCAAAAAGGATGTTAGATGAAACATATAATAACCCCTCAAGATAATTTTTTCTCTATTCTTTCGGAAAACAATAATATTTTATCTTTCGGAAAAGAATCAAGAGATATTGCAGTATCCTATGTTACTAATTTCAATGAAGTAATTGATATCGGAGCTCATGTAGGAATAAGTGTATTAGATTGGTCAGATAAGTTTAAAATGGTATACGCATTTGAACCAATGTTAGATCATTATAAGTGTTTAGAAACAAATACCGAAAATCTTAACAATGTTAAATTATTCAATTGTGCAATTAGTGACGAAGAAAAAACAATGTACGGTGCGTATAGGACCAGTAAAAATTCTGGAAGTTTTCAAATTTTAGATTCGGTATATCAACAACCTAAGAAAAAAACGCCAAGACAAATATATGAAATAGAATCTAAAAGATTAGATAATTTTGAATTTTTAAACGTTGGATTAATTAAAATTGATGTCGAGGGTTGGGAGTTAGAAGTGTTGAAAGGGGCAGTTAATACCATCAACAAATTCAAACCTGTGCTGCTAGTAGAGTTCACCGGCGGCAGTTCGAAAAAAAGTCTGCATCGATATGATGTAGAAGAATATTATAAATTAATAGAATTTTTAGGATATATTCCAGTATCACAATCCGGAGATGATACAATATATGTCCACAAGGAACTTAAATGAAATTACACTTTATTACCAGTCTATCAAAAGAATATTGGGAAACCGTTGCAAAGAAATGTATACTTACTTGGAATCTTCCAGGAAAAGTTACGGTATTCATCGATCAACAATTTGGAGACTTAGATTGGGCCGATGAAATCCCATTTCACAAACATCTACTATACGTACCGCCATTAAAAGTAGACGAATTCACACCTACAGCAAAAGTTAGAAAGTTTTGGGGCAAAGCCTGCGCACAGATAGTGGCTGTTAGAAATAGGGAAGAAGATGAAAGAATCATTTGGTTAGATAGCGATATAGAACAAATAGCTCCAGCACCAGAACAACTTTTTATAGATGAATTCGATGCTCCTATAGAAATGATGCATAGCGGTGACGGACAAGATTGTTGGGAAAGTGGCTTGGTTATATTCAATCAACAAAATGGTAAACTAAATCAATTTATGAAAAATTATGACATGAATTGGAACGATGAAGTATTACTTGCCGAATTATGGAAGCCGTATGATGCACAAGTTATGGGATATACAGCCAGTCATAAAGGATACCAAAATCTATGTGCAGTTCCCTGCAAAAACGAAAGTGCCCTGCTAAACACCAGATTCGGGACTATTTTTAAACATTGGATTAACAAAGAGAATAAAGAGATATTAAAAAATAAAGTATGAAGACCATAGCTGTTTATCATTCCTCTGTACCAAATGCTAAGAGTCAAGAAAAAATTGACATCCTAAGAAACTTTTCTGCTGGTGCAAAAACTGTTGGAGAAAATGTATTAGATATCTACGATAACATAATACACACCGCAGATGTAGGAATTATTCAAGGTTGGTTAGGCCCAGGAACTCCGTCTAGTACTCATTTACAATTGAGAAACAATGTTATAAATCACCAATTACAACAACAAAGATATGTTGTAGCTGTAGACAGCAATTTGTTTTTATACGCTGATACATCTAATCCAATGCACTATCTAAGATACAGTTTTAATGGTGTTTTTCCTAATACAGGAATATATTGTGATACAGAAATTGATCCAACTAGATGGCAAAAGATCAGTCGTAATTTAAATTTAAATTTAAAAAATTATAGAACCAATGGTGATCACATTTTAATCTGTCTACAACGTAATGGTGGATGGAGTATGGGAAATACCGATGTACAAGACTGGGCAATTCAAACTATTGATACCCTAAGACAACATACAGACAGGCCATTTATAATAAGGGCTCATCCCGGAGATAAAGCAGCACGTGAATATTTAGATCCACGTAATCCTAAATGTAAAATTAAATTTTCTAAACGTGTACGACTTAGTACTGAGGCAAACTTAGTTGATGATTTAAAAGGTTGTTGGGCAGCAGTTAATTATAACTCAAGTCCAGTAGTCGGCGCCGCAATGGAAGGATATCCTATTTTTGTAATGGACACCACAAAGAGTCAATGTGCTGAAATTGCCAATACTGACTTATCACAAATAGAAAACCCACTAATGCCGGACAGACAACAGTGGGTTGAAAGATTAAGCATGTTTCACTGGAACTTTGGTGAATTAAAATCTGGCGAATGTTGGCGCCATATGAAAAAATTTATTTCTTGATCTGAACAATAACATCATCTGGTCTATTTTTATTGTCTCTCATATCAAAAATTTGAACAGACGGATGTAAACTTAGAAACGCTTCTCTAGAAGAATCAAGGTCTCGAATATCTTCAATAATATAAATCCCGCCTACATTTAATTTAGGAAATAATAAATTAAATGATTTAATTTGATGTTTAAAGACATGTGATCCGTCGTCGATAATAACATCAAACCCGTCGAGATTTTTAAATGTATCAGGATCAGTAGCATCGCCCTCAATCATTTGACATCCTGTATTAACATTAGGGACTTTAATATCAACGCCTACTATTTCAGCTTGTAGAAAATACTCTTTCCACATCATTAGAGAATGGCCTTGGTTAATGCCAATCTCTAAAACTTTAAGAGCAGTGGTCCTATATGGTGCAAGAGCTGTGTCATAGTACTCATCAATATAACTATGCACCGTTCCTTTATCTCCACCGGCTACTGGAGATTCGGTACAATACTTGTTATAAATTTCTTGTAATGTCTTCATTACATTAACCTATCTTTCCACGTGGCTGGGGTTTTTTCATTAATAATTTCTAGCTTATATCTATAATTAAACGGATGAGGACCGCGATTACGAATATAATTAGCAGTTTCGTGAATACTCTGCTCTAGTGTTGCTTTTGTTTCATATCCTAAGACTGTTCTTGCTTTATCAGCAGTACAACTGGCATGTTTAACTTCACGTGGACGATCTGGCATGTGAATCGCTTCGCCTTCGAACCCACACTCTTTCATAACAAGTGCTGCCATGTCCTTAACAGTAATAGTGCCTTCGTCTGGCCCAATATTAATTGTTTGATATACTATAGTAGGATCCAATGCTAATTTTTCTAAACACTGAATACAGTCTCCCACGTAACTAAAACACCGAGTTTGCAATCCGTCGCCATAAATTATCGGTGGGTTGCCTTGTAATACACGATTAATCATAATGCTCATTACATTACGGAACGGGTCATCGTAACACTGACGAGGTCCGACAATATTATGTGGAATAGCAATGTTCCATTCCATTCCGTGTGTTTCACAAAGCATTTTTAAAACATCTTCTGATGCTACTTTAGCAACTGCATATGGATCTTCAGGAGCCGGTGGATAGTCTTCATGGAACGGAGCTACTTGATTTCCATAACGTGCCATACTTGAACAAAATACAAATCGTTTAACTTTGTTTTGTATTGCAGCACTGATTGTAGACACACTTGCTTCAAAAATATTACGTGTAATAAAACTTGGACTGAATACACTTAGCCCTTCATGCGCTGTGGCTGCGGCATGAATAACGATATCGGTACCAGCCATTACGGCTGATAGTTTTTCATTATCGCAACAGTCCATTTCATAAAAATGCACACCTGCTGGAACATTGTCTCGATACCCACCAATTAAATTATCATTACCCGATACTTCGTGTCCTAACTCGATCATTCTATCTGCAAGATGGCTTCCTAAAAACCCTGCAACACCTGTAATAAAAATTTTCATTTACTGTCCTTTATAATTCTGAATAAATTGTTTTAATGCATCAGCATCAGCATTTTTATGTCGTTCACTGTTTTCCCAAATCCACGTGTCTCGTTCTAACAGCCATGTTTTTTGATATCTTCTCATAGTATCGTCACCAACGCTGGTTATTATGGGCATTATGAAATGAGGCAAGTGACAATACCGACCGATAGATTTTGCAACATCTCTGCACCAATGGTCAACATAATGTAGATGAAAGTGCGGTGGCACAAAATATCCTAATGTGTTTATCCAATTTCGATGTAAGAAAAAATGAGGGCACTTGCTGTTTCCTAAATTTTCTGCTTTCGGTGCTACTATTGCTATCTTGTCGGGGAATTTATCAAACACTTCGATAATAACTGGACCCCATAGCGGAGTATGGACCTGTGCATCGTCTCCCATTAAAAAGATAATATCATATTTGGCTTTCTTTGCCAACATGTTCCAAGAATATCCAGGACTTCTGTCCGGGCCAATTTCGTAGTGTACTGGGTTTAATCTTTTAATGTATTCGGGTAATGCCGGATCGTCATCATTGAGATAGATTAAAATTTCAATATCACATCCTGGATTATCTAGAAGAGATTTGATCATTCTTTCTGCCAATTCTGGTCTTCCCCTACTAGGGCATACTACGCTAATCATAATTTATATGTGTCCCAATTAAATTTACCTCTGGTCAAACTTACCTTGCCATCTTTTTTGGTTAATGCCATCCCCATAACGTAGTTGTGTATTTGTATTCTAACATGATGTTGGTTAATTGCATTGTCTGCGGGAAGATATGTTTTGTTGTATATATCTAATAATTTCTTAGCAGTATGCGGCTTAACAGCATATCCGCAACAGCCGGGCATAGAACTTTGATAGTAGTCGGCGGCATGCGGCTCTCCAACTGGACTGTCAAAATAATGCCTATATTTTTCTGTCTTGCTAGGATGTCCTAATGCCAATACTAACACATCATCCCAGTCTATAGGAAGATAGTTTCTAACTAACACTATGTCGTCTTCCCATATAGCAATGGGTTCGTTAAGTTCTACACATTTTTTCCATAATCTATAATGACTGTAAAAACAACCTTGCTCCCCAAGACCTAACTGTATAGAAGGATCCAATGGGTTGATAATTCCATCTGCCGGTGGCCCTTTGATGCCCCAGGGGTGTAGTGTCCTACCTTCTTGTTTTATAATAGCCGCAGCATCGTTGCCGTATGTGCCTTCAAATAATTCAACTGGTTGACCGTATGCTTCTAATTGAGTTTTTAAATTTGTAGCAGTCTTTAACGATGCTTCAATTTTTGATAAGCAGATAATAAAATTTTTCATCGCCAATACGCTTCCTTTCTGCGAACCTTTAAGTCTTGTTGTTTACTACGACCAAGATTTTTTCTATCACCTTTAAGATGATCTAGCCAGCCACCCCATTCACTGTTAATCAGTGGATGTCCTTCGCCTGTGATCAAATGACTACTCCAGTCGAGTTCATATAGACTAACTGTTTTTCTAACAGCATCGAATACAAAACTATCGTGCCATTCTGCTAAAGTAAAAATTCCTGTTTCTGCGTCATCATAAAAATGTTGAAAATTTTCTAAAAACATTTTAGTTCGTAGACTACGAAGATTCATAGCATACAGTCCACATTCACTAAATTTGCCTTTACGTCCAAGGAAACATAAATCTCGATCCGCTGGACAAAGACGCTTTACATCTTCTATTCCTATTGGGCTATGACAAATCGTGTCTGCATCCATCCATAACAGAATATCAGCATCTGTGGTTTTAGCACAATGAAATATAGCATACACTTTATGAGCAAATCGCACAGCATCCCATTTAAAACCTTTGCCAGCATCTTTACGCTGACTTCTTACAGGGTCTTGGCTAACATCGCCGTTTGCTTTAGGCACACCTTTCCATTTTTCCTTAAACGCCATTAACTCTGGAATTTCCTCCAATCTAAATAATGTCACATGGTTATGATTTTTAATTGCAGGATTGCATGCCTCTGGATAAATGTGTAAGGTGACTTCTTCTGGCCACATTTCACAAAAAGTATCAATCATACGTTGGCCATATTTTTTTAGGCCAGCTTCATTGAATGTTGTAACTACTGCAATTTTCATCGTCTAGGTTTCCATAATTGGGAATCTTTAAAAATTTCCACCACTTCATAATTTCTTTTATTAAAAAATTTAGCATACTGTGTGGGAATAAACTCGGGGGTACCTACATAAATTAATAATTTATGTTTCCTTATAATTTCATCAATTGTGCCAAGATGTTCAAATTGATCTTCATCAATAAACACGGCACCGATATACGGCAAAGGATCAGTATCATTAAATTCTTTTCTATAAACAATATTCTTTTTTCGAATCTCATCAACTCCGTTTGACAATACAAACACAGTTTTAAAAATTTCAATTAGCTCATCAAAATGACCATAGCCTCTTCCCAACACCACACAACACTGCGTATCTTTTACATTTTTGGTAATCTTTTTTATAAACTTGGTCATAATAATCATTAAATACTCTGTTATTTATAACTTCCTATGCGCTTCAGACTCTACCGTGAATATGGTGCATTAAACAGTGCGCCCGTTTTTAATGCCTTTGAACAGGGAATAAAATCTCTTGGGCATGAGATCGTTCAAAACCACGAAGAAGTTGCGGTGATATGGTCAGTTTTATGGGCAGGAAGAATGCGTCCAAACAAAGATGTATATCGTCGATGCAAAGAAAATAATATCCCTGTAGTGATTATTGAAGTGGGAAATTTGTTGAGAGGAAGGTCTTGGAGGATCTGTCTTGACAACATCAACGGACTTGGAACATTTGGCAATGACCATGATCTCGACCCAAAAAGAACAGAAAAATTAGGCATTAGACTGCGACCAGAGAACACTAATAGAAAATCAGAAATTCTAATCGCATCGCAACACCAAAGCAGCCTGCAGTGGGAGGGTATGCCTACTATGGCACAGTGGGTTGAACGTATCGTGGCAAAACTAAAAGATTACACTGATAGAAAAATCATAATTCGTCCCCACCCCAGATGCACATTTTCTTTAAATTTAAACAATTCTATAATAGAATATCCAAAAATTATTCAAGGCAGTTACGACGACTTTGATATAGACTACGGTTATCATTGTGTGATAAATCACAATAGTGGTCCTGCTGTGCAAGCATCAATACACGGTGTTCCTGTAATTTGCGACTCTAGTAGTTTAGCTGCTGAACTCAGTAACAAGATCGAAAATATCGAATCAGTGACTGTTCCAAACAGAAATGAGTGGTTTTTAAAACTTTGTCATACCGAATGGACATTAGACGAAATATCACAAGGTATACCATTACGCAGATTACTTACAAAAATCTCTTGACTTCTCCAACCCAGTAAGCTATAATTTATGTATGGCATCATCTGTTTATATAGAAGACATTTTTGTAGAATTTGCTGAGTATGTTGATAGTAACAAAATATCAATCAACCCTCAAGACGTCGGTGCGATTCATAGTTTCTATAATCATATAACAAATAATTCTGCATTAACACAGAGCCAAGGCAATTTGTTAATTAAATTTTTGCACAAATATCAACCACAGGCAATACGTATTCACTTTGATTATTCTATCTTTTTAGCGGATCCACAATGGCGGATGCCGTTTAGATTTCTTGACCTTAGCAAGAGAGTATGGGCAGAGAACGATGAAGAAAAAGTAACGTGGGTCTGTTTAAAATTTCCTTACCAATTAAAAAAAGAATTTGACGATGAATTTGGAGATAACACAATTCATTCGATATGGGATTCAGAGCGTAGGGTTAGAAAACTAATTCTGTACAGATATAATCTTATACATGTCTATGAATTTGCAATAAAACACAATTTTGAAATCGACGATACGTTCATGATTGCTGTGGGAGATGTTGAAGAGATTTGGCAAAATCAAGACGATATCGTACCGACAAGTGATTTGATTGCCGATTGGATTACCTTGTTTAACAACAGCGAAGAAACCGAAGATTGGTGGAAAGAACACAAAACAGGTTGTTATGAAAATGACCTGCTATTGGCAAAAAGCATGGGGTATCCATATGCTGGAAAACCTCACAGTACAATAGAAAAAATAGCTGCTTCAAAAGAAAATGTTTTTTGGTTGAAAGACACTGTTGAATTTTTAAACATCTGCAATCAGGTACAGGGAAAGATCTGTATATTGCTAGACAGAGCAGGAAAATCGTTAGATTGGTTAGAACAGTTTGATCTTGCATTGGTACAATCATCTCTCCCAAGAGACACAGTTAGGGTATGTTTTAGAGCAGACAAAGAACAAGGCCCAGAACTTAATCAATGGATTAAAGATCACGGATTCGGTGGAAAAATTGATGGCGCCAAAGTATTAATTTTTAATCACAAGCCAGCTAAATGGTTGTTTAAAGAACAAGAAAGTGTTAAAATAATAGCAAGTAACAATATATATTCACCAACAAACACAATATCAAGAGATTGGTTCAACAGCCATCCTTGTGTAATTTATATTGGTGATATAAAACCAACAATGTCAAAGGATCAGAAAATTGTCGAGTTGTAAACTCATTATAAGAGATGAAGTTAATATCAAGATTGATGGTCTTGCTGTAGAGACAAGACGAAAAATTGTCAACAAATTAAAGTTTGATCTTCCCTATGCACGTCATATGCCAGCATACAAGCTAGGTCGTTGGGACGGAACTAAAACATACTTTGGCATTGGCGGTACTGGTTATCTTGCACACTTAGATGTTATATTGCCTATCATAGAAAATGATGGATATGAAATAGAAGTAGAAGATCTTAGGACGCATACTACATTTAAGTTTGAACCAGTTACTGAAAATTATTGGGCAGATAAAGGCAAGACGTGGCCCAAAGGACATCCTGCGGCTGGACAGCCTATCGTACTGCGTGACTATCAATATGACGTTGTAAACAAGTTTTTAGAAAATCCTCAAAGTCTACAAGAGGTAGCAACAGGTGCAGGTAAAACCATTACTACTGCTACGTTAAGTCACTTATGTGAGCCGTATGGACGCACAATGGTCATTGTGCCTAACAAGAGTCTTGTGGTACAAACCGAAGAAGATTATATCAATTTGGGGTTGGATGTTGGAGTGTACTTTGGCGATCGTAAAGAATTAGGACGAAAGCACACTATCTGTACTTGGCAAAGTTTGAATGTGCTGGATAAGAAAAGTTATGACGAGGATGTAATGTCGTTGGCCGAATTTGCCGAAGGTGTTAATGCAATCATCATTGACGAAGTGCATCAAGCCAAAGCAGAAGTATTGACAAAATTGCTAACTCAGAATTTTAAAAACTGTTCTATACGTTGGGGACTGACTGGGACTGTGCCTAAAGAAGCGTGGGAGTTTCAAGGTATACTTGCCAGTATCGGACCAGTTATTAATCAGGTATCAGCACACGATCTACAAGAAAAAGGTGTGTTGGCTCAACTGCAAATTAATATTTTGCAGACAAACGAAATTGAAGTTTTTAAAAGTTTTGCAGACGAATATGCATTTTTAGTCACAGACGATTCTAGGATCACTTGGATGGCTAACCAAATTAAATCGTTAGCATTAAGTGGAAATACTCTTGTATTAATCAATAGAATTGACACCGGAAACAAATTAATTGAACGTATCCCTGAAGCAGTATTTGTCAGTGGTGGTATGAAACTAGACGACAGGAAAGAAGAATATGATGAAATTAAAACGAGCGATGGCAAGATTATTGTGGCGACTTACGGTGTGGCCTCTGTTGGTATTAATATCCCAAGGATTTTTAATCTGGTTCTTATTGAACCCGGAAAGAGCTTTGTCCGCGTTATACAAAGCATTGGGCGAGGCATTAGAAAAGCAGAAGACAAAGACCATGTAGAGATTTGGGATATTACAAGTCAATGCAAGTATAGTAAAAGACATTTAACAGAACGCAAAAAGTTTTACAAGGATGCAAAGTATCCTTTCACAGTAACTAAGGTAAACATATGAAAATTTTAACATTGAATAACACTTCGTTTGATCTAAACGAACTGCCAGACGAGGTGGATGAAGATACAAGATTTAGTGTATTAGACAACAGCAATCCAGCAGAACCAGATTTCTTTTTTATGCCGCTGATATTTTTAGAGTCATTTAACAGTCCTGCAATACTATTGAAGATTGGCGGGTACGAAGTACAAATGCCTTTAGATTGGTGCATGATTGTTGGCGACAAGGACTGTGGACTTGATCCAGAAGTGTTACCATTAACTTCAATTAATGAACGTGGGTTTGACGCATTTATTTTTAATCCTATCAAAGGATTCAAACCAGAATACATGAGCATCGAAATCATTAATATTTTTCAAGATGTTAAATGGTACTTTCCTAAAATGAAAAACGGGCAATTACTAACAGTTCCATTGCATGATGAGTTTAATCCTCCGTGTGCTTATTTTGTAAAAGAAGTTAGTCGTCAGAGTGAAGTACTACAGTTACATAAGGTTCTTTAATTATGAAAGCAGGAAAAATCTGGGGTGTTACAAAACTATTCGAAGCCAACGGTGTTTTAGAGTTTCATCGAATTGAAGCCAACGCCGGTGGTGTATGTAGTAAGCATAAACACAAATACAAATGGAATGGCTTCTTTGTTGAAAAAGGAGAAATGATAATTCGTGTTTGGAAAAATAATTATGACTTGGTTGACGAAACCTTGTTAACAGCTGGCGAGTACACTAAAGTTGCTCCTGGCGAATATCATCAGTTTGAAGCAGTTACAGACTGCGTTGCCTTTGAATTGTATTGGGCAGAATTTGACCACGATGATATCGAAAGAGATACTGTGGGATATAATAAAGATGGGCAATCTTAAACCTGGCGCAACATACATATACGAAAGAAATGGCGAGGAAGTTTATGCTCGCGAATTTGGTGAGACTGAACGTAAACTAATTGGATACAAATATGAAATGGAAGACAAGCCGGATCCTCGAACCGATGACGGTCGTCCGTTGCATGAACATATGAAAGAAAACCAGTTGTGGGGCGAAATTCGCCGGGCGGCCAAAACAAATAGTGCTTTACACGAAGCACTAGAACGTGCTATACTAATATATCACTTGAGCAAAGACCATGGGACAAAATAAACACGTAGACCTTTTCAAAGACATGATACCTGCTGTTGACATGGGTATTAAAGAACTTTGGGATGCAACAACAGAAGACGGCCGTAAAGAGATCAAAGGTGATTTCTGGAATCTTAATCGATATATCAGCAATGTTAAATCTAACAATAGAGAATTGCAAGAGCATTTTGTGTTAACCACAAACGAATATTATAATAAGAACTGGAACGAAATTCAGAAGCATCCAAAGTTAGTTTGGCAGACATTATGTTTGTGCAGTCACGAGAGTAAGAAGACATTCTTTCACGAATGGATTCCTCTTAAAAAGCAAAAAAACAAAAAAGAAGAATTTTTAGCAGAACTATTTCCTAACACAAAACTCAATGACATCACTACACTTGCAGCCATTACCACAGACAAAGAAATTAAAAAGTACTGCGAAGACCTTGGTTGGGATAAGAAAAAAGTTAATGAAATTAGATTTTAAATGTGAATACTGCGGCAAAGAATTTGCCAAAGAAAAAACGTTAGTTGTTCATGTATGTGAACAAAAGCGTCGACACATGAGTAAAAACGAAAGACATGTTCAGGCAGGCTTACTCACCTTCCAACGCTTTTACGAAGTATCGCAAAAGTCTACAACGCCAAAAACATTTGATGATTTTGCAACAAGTTCATTTTATAATGCCATGGTAAAGTTTGGCAGTTTTATGATTAATACTGCGCCTATATATCCAGAAATGTTTATAGACTATGTTATAAAAAGCGGTGTTAAATTAGATCATTGGTGTCGTGATGAGTTATATGATCAGTATATCAGCGAGATGATTAAGAAAGAGCCTGCAGACGGAGCCATACAGCGTACAATTAAAACTATGATGGAATGGGGTGATTCTAACTCTGCACAGTGGGAACATTACTTTCAATATGTTAATTTAAATCGTGCTACACATGACATTAAAGAGGGTTTAGTAAGTCCGTGGATATTGTTAAATAGCAAGTCAGGAAAAGAAATGCTACAACGTATGAATGACGAGCAATTAGAAATCGTTGGTCCTATTATCGACCCGCAGTTTTGGTTACGTAGATTTAAAGCACTACCAGCAGATCACGAGTTAGTTAAAGAAGTCATCAAGGAGGCGAAGATACTGTAATGCCAAAAAGACCAGAACCTATTATTGAAGAAGAAGAATTGAAAGAAAACGAAGAGTTTATTTCAAGAGATGACATTGATATAGAAGTAGTAGTAGCAGAAGAATCAAACGATGTGTATGTAAAATTTTCAGGATTTAACGATGATGAAGATGCTGAAGAATACGCACAATTCTTAGCAGAAACATTACCGTTATTATTATTTGAAAGCACAAGGTTACATTAATGCCAGATATTGACATAGACTTTTTAGACAGAGACCAATCACTAAAATTATTCAAACATATAGGCGCAAGCAGATATGATGAAGATAAATTGGTTAAGCATAACACAGGTGTATATTTCCATGATGTTCCTGTAAATGCAGTCACAGGTCTATGTGCAGTACCTTACGAAACAGCAGAAGATCGCGGATATTTTAAAGTAGATTTTTTAAATGTCAGCTTGTACAAAGGTGTTAGAGATGAAGCACATCTCATTCAACTGATGGAGATTGAACCACTATGGGACCTGTTGGAGCAAGACGATTTCACGAATTTATTGTTTCACATAAACGGGTATGGAGGCTTGTTACGCAAGCTGAAGCCGAAGAGTATATTAGAACTGGCCGCGTGCCTTGCCTTGATACGCCCAGGCAAGCGACATTTACAAGAGAAGACTTGGAACGATATTATGGACCAGATATGGGTGAAACCAGCGAATGGTGATTACCATTTTAAGAAGAGTCATGCAATAGCCTATGCAACTGCTATTGTTGTACAGATGAATCTAATCTGTGAAGGTATTAGCTACGAGTATAATTAAGAAGTTTTTCTTACCAACGTAATGCTCTTACGTTTGATGCGTTTTACAATGATATCATTTAGGCTTGTACACGGCCCAAATAACACTTTAACGTCTTTTGTGCTGAAATTTCGGATAGCATATCTATATGGTAGTATTTCTCTAAGTAAGAAAATATTGATAGGAATTTGTCTATTTGACTCCCACCACCATGCTTCCCCGAGCTCTAAAAATCGTGTTTTTTCTTCATCAGTTTTTATAGCAGTATAGTCGTATAAACTAGTTACCTGAGCATCTTGGTTGATAATTATACCCACATACTCGTGCTCAACATGGTTGATTACACTGATGAATGGGAAGTTTTGTTGTAAGTTTTCAGTTATGCGCATTGATAAATATTATAAAGGTCCGCTAATGTATGCAAAGTAATTCAGTGTATTTATATCCAAATAAAATTGACGCATATACTAACCCCTTGGATTCCCTAACCGCTGAGAGGTATCGTAGAGTGTATAATCGAAACTTAAAAATCTATCGTAGTGTTGATAACCGCATCGACCTACAACTTCGTAATTCTGATCAAAAATCATTAAGCATCAGTAGCTCAGCCGTGATATTTAACATTATTGGTAGAGAGGATAACCAATTACTGGTCCAAAAAGAATTTACACTAATTCCTAATGACTCTGCTAGAAAAATCAAAGGTAGAGCATACGTGACCTTAACTGCATCAGACTTAGAAGGATTAGAGGAAGGCAGTTACAGTTATAGTATTCTTCAAGAAGAACGAGAAAATTTAGATTCAACAGGATATCAAGTAACATCACGAACACCACTATATGTTGACAGTCAATATGGTGTTGTAGGAACTATCGACGTATCTGGTGATGCTTTAGGCAGCGTAATTAACAGTCTAGTTGTGAACAAATTTTCATATGTTAATCCGTTCACAGCAGGTGAAACAACACCAAAGTACTATATCAGTAGTATTATAGATGCACAACCAACATTAGGAACAGCCCAAAGCGTTCATACATTCCAAATGTATTTTAACAACTATAGCGGAAGTATATCTATCGAGGGAAGTCTAGATGATCAAGGAGCTTCACCATCTAAATGGACAACAGTACTATCTCCTGTTGATCTTACAGCTCAAACCAATCCAGTCTATAAAAATATTGTAGGAAAATACAATTGGTTTAGAATCAAGCATATTCCATCCACAATAAACACAGGAACCGTTGACAAGATACTTTATAGATAGTATACTTGTTACATGACTCTTGTAGTTGATAAATTCCGAACACTAATACCAGCACGAGCTAAATCAAGTCCATCGGGCTGGACTAGCTTTAATTCTCCCTGTTGTCACCATCGCGGGCATAGCCAAGACACACGAAAACGTGGTGGCTTAAGATTTGATCAAGGTGTTATATTCAATTGTTTTAACTGCAAATATACTGCAAGTTGGCAACCTGGCCGCCCAATATCAGAGAAATTTAAATCATTATGTAGATGGATGGGAGCCAATGACGATGATATTAAATTATTAGTATTTGAAGCACTTAAGACAGAGTCCGAGGACTACGAGCCCGAAGCACAAGTTGCCAAAGTTGAATTTGAAGACAAAGAGTTGCCAGAAGGCTCGCTGTCTATTAGTGAATGGGTTAACTCTGCTTATCTTCCGGATATCTCGGAAGACATTGGACCTGTAATAGACTATGTCATAAGCCGAGGATATGATCCGTTCGATGGAAACTTCTATTGGAGTCCTAGCGCCGGATATGAAAATAGAGTGATTATTCCTTTCCGTTACCAACATAGGATAGTAGGCAGTACTGCACGAAAAGTAGTAGATGGAAGGCCTAAATATCTATCAGATCAACATCCTCATTTTGTTTTCAATACTGATGCACAAAAAGAAAATCAAAAATACATATTTGTAGTAGAAGGACCGTTTGATGCACTTAGCGTTGGTGGTGTAGCTTTACTAACTAATGATATCGCAGATCAGCAGGCAAGAATCATAAATGGTCTAGGCAGTGAAATCATTGTAATTCCAGACCAAGACGAGGCTGGATTAAATTTGATTAAAAAAGCCATGCATTATAATTGGAGTGTAGCATTTCCCACGTGGGATGACAATGTTAAAGACGTAGCAGACGCAGTTCAAAAATATGGTAAATTATTTGTAATAGTCGATGCTATCAAAACCGCCGTTAGTGGTGATATAAAACTTACTATGGCTTTACGTAAACTGGAGAACAAACTTGAAAAAAATACTTGATTTTATTCTGTACCCTTACAGAAAATACAAAGAAAATAAAGAATGGAAAAAGCGTTTAGCAGAACTCCGCAAACGCGATCCGTTCATTTACAAATGATTACCTGGGGGATAAACGCTCTTAATCACGATGCTAGTATTGCCGTTGTGATTGACGGACAGTTAAAATTTTGGGAACGTAGCAGCAAATATTCTGGTATTCCGGGTGATGATAAAATACATTCTGGATTGTTCAGTGATGCAATTAATGCCAGTGGTTATCGTGGGCCGGACAATATTGTTTGGTACGAGCGTCCTTGGTTAAAGAAACTTAGACAATTCCGTGCCGGGCAGTATCATTGGGCATTTGATATGGATGAACTGCCTAGTCGATATTTAAAATCAATTGCATTAGGTTATCCGAGAATATCGTATATGCCTCATCATCTAAGTCATGCAGCCGCAGGATTTTTAACATCTCCATTTGATGAAGCCGCAGTTGTAGTATTAGATGCTATGGGCGAATGGGAGTCTGCAAGCATATGGCACGGTAAAGGCACAGACTTAAAAAAAGTGTGGAGCCGTAGTTATCCTACTAGTTTAGGATTGTTCTATTCAGCATTCACAGATTTAATAGGGTTGAAACCGTTGGGCGAGGAGCATATTCTTCAACAGTACAGTAGCAAAGGGAATTACCACCGCTATCGTATTGAAGTTGAAAGTTATTGGAATTCAAATTGGACATTATCTGAAAATTTACACAAAGGTGTACGCTCGTGGAAGGATCCTATTGTCACTGATCAAGATAGATATGACATTGCGGCCGCAGTACAATACGTATTTGAAAACCAAGCAATGCAGGTAATGAACACTGCTAAACATCTAACAGGTAGTGAGAATTTAGTTTATATGGGGGGATGTGCTATGAATAGCAAATTCAATCAAGAATTAGACTCTAGTTGGAATGGCATTTGGAGTTTGCCTATACCCGGTGATGCCAGCAGTACTATTGGTGCAGCATTATACTATCAAAAGAAAAGAATTAAGTGGCGTGGGCCTCTTGCAAATTATGTCAAGATCAAGTAAAATATAAGTATGTTCACTGAAAAGAAATATGTTTGCGGAAATCAATGGCTCATAGATACAGAGTATCCTGCCTATGAAGAATTGTTACCATTTTTAAATATTGAAGACAAGTACGAATACAGTCGAGAAACCACTGCATTTGGTGCAAGGCAATTTCCATTATGGACCGATCAAGATTTGGCAATGGTTTACAAATCTAAAGAACATCGTGATTTTACTCCACTGGATGGTTGGGATAAAGTGCTTGAAAAAACAGTAGCATGGACACAGGCCAAAGTATTACAGTATAGATTTTTTCATAAACTACAACCTGCTATTTCTTGGTATATAACCTACGAAGAAGGCGGATGGCAAGGTATGCATACACATGATGAAAATTCAATTACACAAATCATTTACCTCGATCCAACACCACACGTTACTCCGGACTCGCCAGCAAAGGCTGCTGGGTATGGTGCTATGTATGCTATGATGGCAAGTAAAGACAAACACAAATATGTAACAGTAAACGGATTTCCGGGTAGATGTATAATAATGCCAGGCAATATATATCACGGGGTATATCCGGTAAAATCCGTTCCAAGAAGGACAGTAGTCATAGACTACATATATAAAAGACAATGATAAAAACATACGATTACGAAGTACAGAAATTATATCTTGAGATAATGCTGTCAGATGCCGAAACATTTGTACGCTGTCAAGGTATTTTTGATCACAGCCTGTTTGATCGCAAACTGCAAGATGCGGCAGAGTTTATGAATGCTTATGCTAAAGAGTATAATGTATTACCGGACTACAATATGGTTAATGCAACTTGCAGAACAGAGTTTGTAAAACCAGAAGACCTCAAAGATGGACATATGGATTGGTTCATGGATGAGTTTGAAAAGTTTACACAACATAAAGCTCTTGAACGTGCAATCATACAATCAGCAGATTTATTAGAAAAGCATGACTACGGTGCAGTAGAAGTGTTAATCAAAGAAGCGGTGCAAATTGGCCTTGCTCGCGATATGGGCACTGACTATTTTGCTGATCCTCGTGGACGACTGTTGGGAATTAAAGATAAGAATGGACAGGTAAGCACAGGGTGGCCAAGTATGGATCGTAGACTATTTGGAGGAATGAATCGTGGAGAGCTTAATATTTTTGCAGGTGGTTCCGGAGCAGGTAAATCTTTATTTCTTGCTAACTTGGGAGTCAATTGGGCATTGCAAGGACTTAATGTTGTTTATCTAACATTAGAACTTTCAGAAGCATTGGTTAGTATGCGTATTGATGCAATGCTCACAGGAGTTGCAACTAAAGACATTTTTAAAGATCTAGACGACATCGAAATGAAAGTCAAGATGATTGGCAAGAAGGCTGGTATGTTACAGGTCAAGTATATGCCTAGTGGTAAGACTGCCAACGATATCCGTGCATATTTGAAAGAGTATGAAATCAAAGTAGGCAAGAAAGTAGACGTGTTGCTAGTTGACTATTTGGACTTGTTGATGCCAGTTAGCAAGAAGATTAGTCCAGCGGACTTGTTTATCAAAGACAAGTATGTGTCAGAAGAACTGCGTAATCTAGCAGTGGAAAAGAACTGTGTGTTTGTAACTGCGGCACAATTGAACCGTGGTGCTGTTGAAGAAGTAGAGTTTGATCACAGTCACATTTCAGGTGGATTGAGTAAGATTCAAACAGCAGACAACGTGTTTGGTATCTTTACAAGTCGTGCTATGCGTGAGCGTGGACGTTATCAAATCCAGTTAATGAAGACACGTAGTTCAAGCGGTGTTGGCATGAAGATTGATCTAGAGTTTAATCTAGAATCATTAAAGATTAGCGATCTTCCAGAAGACGAGCAAGAGAATAGCGGAGCAACAAGCCGTGGTGCTAGTTCAATCATCGACAGTATCAAACGAAAAACAGAGGTAGCACAGCGTGAAGAACCAACAGAAGGTGTACCTGTAGGAAAAGTTCGAGCACACGTCGAATCGACAAAATTAAGAGAAATCTTAAACAGTATGGGCGGCGATGAAGAATAAAGTAGTTGAGCTGTTAAAGTGGTTGCCCGAAGAAAGCGAATACATCGAAATAAATTGGCCCAAAGTACACAAAACCATAGGGTTAGAACACACCAACTGGTTAATAAATCAACCCAAAGAAAAGTGTCAGCTAGTGCTGTTACGTAACGACATGTATTGTCGCCTGGCTGCAGAATTTTATGATAAAGAGACTTTAATCAATTATCATTTAATGTGGGCTAAATAATGGATGCGAGCAAAAGAGTTTATCAACGAAAATTGGACTGGCAAAAGCCACGGAAAACCCGGAAAAGTACGTAGTCGTCAAGCGGCTGCAATGCCAGGGGCATTTGTTCAACGACAGCTAAGAAATACCGATACTTACATGCAGTATCGATACGCTATTGCGGTAGCAGCAGCTCGTGCCAATAGAGATCACGGCGTTCCGTTTGAACAAGAATCAGCCTGGGCTGAAAACCTAGCACAGGTAATGTATGCCCCCGAAGACGAAGAAACCATTATGTTAGCTTCTAAATTAATGGGGGTTACTCCATCGAGAATCACAGACAACGCCAGTAGAGAACCCGACTCTACAAACAGAGCAAGCCCTGTAGCAAAATCAAAAAGAAACAAATACGGAGTGTAATGTGAAGTTACGTGAGTTTACAGAAACACCCCTAGTCACAGTCAATCGTAGATTAAATCCTAAGATTTGGAATGGTGATTCACTAGATCCAGAAGTAAGACAAAAACTCAAAGAAATTGCCGATGCATTTCAAGAGTTCATCGGTGTTGATTTAAACATCGTTGATTACACAATCACAGGGTCTAATGCCAACTATACTTGGACCAGCCATTCGGATCTAGATCTTCACATTATTGTTGCAGGACTACCAAGTGACGAAGCTCGCGAACTGTTCAATGCCAAAAAGGCACTCTGGGGTGAGCAACATAACATCACAGTAAAAGGCCTTCCAGTTGAGTGTTATGTACAAGGCGAAGATGAACCGCATCATTCAACAGGTGTGTATTCTATAGTAGATGATGCTTGGGTTTCAGAACCTAAAAAAATCAAACCAAAGATTAATGATTCAGCAGTCAATGCTAAAAAAGAATCTGCCATTCACGATATTGAAACAGCATTTTTATCTAACGATCTCAATAAGTTGCGCTCAGTAAAAGAGAAAATAACCAACATGAGAAAAGCTGGATTAGAACGTGCAGGTGAATGGAGTGTTGAGAATCTTGTATTCAAAATTCTGCGCAATCTAGGATTGATAGATAAGATTACAGAAAAGATCCGTGAACTAGAAGATCAAGAACTTAGCCTAGAGCAGGCTAATGCTATCGATTAATGTTTTTTATTGACTAGATAAGTTGAATTAAAACTTACAGTAATTCTAGAGTCAGTTTTATTATTCACAGTGTCGTGTTCTAACCAACTGGGAAATATCACCATCATTCCTGTTACACAAGGAAATTCAAACCACATTTGATTTAGCGGGCTGTCTCTTTCGATGTGTTCAAACATACGTAGATGATTCAACGGATTGTACAATCTCAACGGAACACTACCGGGATCTGCGTGTAGATATAATGCTCCTGAAACCACACTACATTCATGACGGTGTCTTTCAACTCGATGCCCTTGTCCTATCTTATTAAACCAAGAATTTGAAATCGCCACTGGCTCTAATCCTAGTTCACCTGTATATTGATCAACAGCACCCTGTATTCTACTGCGAATGCCTTTTAATAGCATGTTGTCTAGCAATCGTCCGTGTCCGTGAACATAACTGCTTTCTGCACCGCTGACTAGTCCATGTGGTGCTGTCTTTTGTCGTTCACATATATCTCGCAACAATTGAAATTCTGGATCTTGTGAAAAGTCATGTTGAAAAACCAGTGTGGGAAATAATGAAATTCTGTTCATATAAGATTTACTCGTTTACTCCAAGGCATAACTGTTTTACGTCCTTGTGCTTTAATTTTTCTATTGTATTCGCAGACTTCAGCGCATAATTCTCTAGCACAAAATTCTAAATCGTCTAGGGTATTTTCTTTTAATAGTCCTGCAACAAATCCTGTGGTTAAATCCAATTGACTGTCGTTGGTTAATGCAGCCACAACTTTGTCTGCCATAATCTTATGATTGGTTAGACATAGATGATTGTATCGTGCATCAATGCCGCCAGGCCAAAAACTTTGATCATGTTTATCAAGATCACGAGGATCAAACTCAATGGCCTGTGTGTCGTCCATGAGAATTCCTTTGGCCCAATTGAGTTCTGAAAAATGTTCTCCCTGTGCAACATCTTGATCAAAACATTTTATCATCAATGGACGTTTTAGACCTTTCTTTAACACTTGATAGGCAATGTAACTCAAGCGATTATTAACATGTACGATATCTAAACTAGGACGTTGGATATATCGTATGTAATGTTCGATGGCCTTGCTCTGTTCTCGACTGCACCAGCGATCTAGATCAATAACATACGGATGGCTTAGTCTTGGCTGTTCTTCAAAGAACCAAAATCTACTGGGGTGTGTTAATGCCACTATGACATAGTCATCTTCGGAGATTTCACTGTCTAACCAAGTCTGTAGTTTTTGCCAGCACCAATCTTGCGCAGTTCCCATTTCTGACGGGTTGATCAACTCTAGGCCCATCTGTTCAGCAACCATCATAGGCCATACTGCTGTAGGATCATTGGGTTTAGGAGGTGCTACAAAACTGTCACCTATAACATACAGTCGTGCCATCACGGATTCCTTATGCTCTTGTTTGGAGTTATTCCAGCACGTTTAAGCCAAGGCAATATGGGTTTGTAATATGGTTTTTTCAACTGTGTAGTTCTGTACTTCAGTGCGCTCATATCCAACTGCTGTTGACAAAATTCTAGATCGTTGACAGCATCATCAGTTAACAGTCCACGATGAAATCCATCAGTGATGTTCAACTGGGTTTGATGGAATAGGCTGGCAGACACACGATCACTTAGAATCTCATGATTGCTTAGACACATGTGATTATACCGACAGTCGATGCCCTGCCAATAGCCATTGTTTTCTTCACGTACTGGATCGGCAAATTCCCAATACTGTATATCTTCAAATAGACTGCCCTGGCTTATCAGCAGTTCATCAGACTGTTCAAACTCTAACAGCAACTGATCAAAACCTTTGATGACCAAAGGTTTTCGCAGACCCTGTTTTAAAACCTGATAACTGAGCCAACCCATTCTGTTGTTCAAGTGTATGGCATCTAGACTGGGTCGTTGTATGTGCTTGATGAACAGCTCTATGGCACGACATTCTTCCGGACTGCAATATCTGTCCAAGTCTATGATGTTGCTGTTTGACATACCAGGATCGCGTTCTAAGTACCAAAACCTACTGGCATGTGTAAGAGCCACGATGAGATAGTCTTGGTCAGTGATAACTCCGTCGGCGATCCAGGCCTGTAGTGTCTGCCACATGTAGTCTTGGCTAACACCCATCATTGAACTGTTGACCAATAGCACAGGCTCTTGATGCAGAGCTGCTAACTTTTGAGCAGTGGCTCGAGTCCAGGTCATCGTAGTATCTGACGACATGGGGCTTACAGAAAAACTGTCGCCAATTACAAATAGTTTTCTAGATTCTGGTAATGATAATCTGTCGGTCATTGTTTTATTGTAGCAGAGCGTAGCCAACTTGTCAAGTTTCGTTTCAATGCTTTGGTGTCTTTCTTCTGTTGCATCAGAGCCATCATTTCCAAATTCAGTTCTTCGGCGCAGAATTTGGCATCGCTCATCACTTGATCATCGAATATGTTTTCAATAAATTCTGGCTGTGTAAGATCCAACACCCTGTCGTTTTTCAAACTGTCGGCGATCAAAGCAGCCAATATCTTGTGATTGCTCAGGGTCAAATGATTGTATCTAGGATCAAACCCAGCAAAATACTCTGTAGTGGTGTTGTCTGTTCTTGTTTCTTCAGGGAATTCTCGATTCTGTAGATCGTAAAGATTTCCCTGGGCAATGTTCAGCCCCTTGTAGACCTCAGCATCGTATAGATCAAATTCAAATGCTTTGATAACCAATGGACGACGAATACCCCATTGATGTGTGGCCATGGCCAACCAGCCCAAGCGACTCAACTGCTGAATGGTGTCCAATCTAGGACGCTGTATTTCTTTCATGTACAGCCGTATTGCCTGGCTCTGAGCCTCGGTGATGTGATCATCGAGATCTATGGTGTAATGCCCATTGCTGAGATCAGGTTTTGAGTCAACGTACCAATACCTATTGGGATGTGTCAGCACCACAATCACATAGTCCTCGGGCTGTATCAGACCCTCGTGAAGCCAACGCTGTAGATACATCCAACAGTAGTCTTGGCTGACTCCGTGCCAACTTTCATTTACTATTTTGACTGTGGTGCCCGTGTCGACGGTCAACAGTGCGGCAACCAATTCAGGCCAAATTCTAGGACGATCAATTGTTGTTCGAGGTTGACTGAAGCTGTCGCCAATGATCCATAGGGTGGGTTCTTTGTTCATAGCAATACTTATCGTAAACAGCTAGTTTAATGATTTTTCTTGACAAGATATAAATATGCGTATATAATATTATAAAAGGAACTGCACGAAATGCTAGAGAAAATCACAGAACTCACCGACGAACTATTGACCTTGCTCAAAGACGATCCCGTTCGCCCTGAAATCCCTGCTGATTTCCGAGTGGATAAAAATTCCAGAGTCTATGTGCTCAAAGATGATGCCACTGGCCAACCTCTGGCAGTGACCTGCGTGAAATTCCTTGAAGGTATTCCTTCCAGTGTGCAGGAACTGGCTGATGTTTGTGTACACAGTACCACTGCGGTGTTTTATACCATTTGGAGTTATGCTGCGGGTTCAGGTCGCAGCTTGATCACAGCGGCCCAAGAAGATATCAAACAGACAGAACCTGAAGTCAAGACCTTCGTGACACTGAGTCCAAAAACAGAAATGGCTCGACGTTTTCATCACAAAAACGGAGCCACTACCTATAGAGAAAATGCTGATTCAGTGAACTACGAGTATCACTGACTGCGAACCAGTTCGCTGCCTGGGCGATTGCCCACTGTGTATTCTTCTACTTCTGCTGTCCACAATGTGGTGTTGGTTTGAGCGCACTGCTTCTGTGCCAACTGTTCAGCTAACAGCCAAGCAGTTCTAAGATCAGTTACCACAGCGCCAGAGAGATCCTGTTGCTGTACACGAGTAGTTCCCAAACGGGCCATGATTTTGTATGCTTTCATACAGTTATTTATCGGGCAGCGTAATTTTGAGCGCGAAGCGTAAAACGTTTTTTTTACACGAAGTGTTAGCGCAGATTTTTTTAGTCGAATAAAGTGCGCACTATTCTCGACTGTTCAGGATACTTGATCAACCATATGTCAGCGTAGAGACTGTTGTTAAACAGCAACCACCAGTCTGTAGGCACTGCCGCATTATACAGTTCAGTGTGTGCATAGCTACGAGGCCAATAACTGACCGCACGATTCCACCCTTGTAGTAAAGCGATCTGCGGTCGTTGAAACTGTTCTAGATACACTATAAGCATATCTAGTATTTAAGTTATTCGGGTAAGATACTGTAGTTAAAGGTCAATACATAGCGTTCTTCATGCTGTGTAGGACTTGTGCTAGAATGAAAGTGTGCGCCGTCAAAATCAGCCCAAAGATTAGCTTCGGGTGTGACACGCTCTGCTTCTGTATAAGTCTTAGGAACAGGATCGGGACGTGCATAGTCAGTGCGTTCATTATAAACTATAGTATCACCGTCTGTAGGCATAACATAGTAAAGACCTGTACGATGTACAACACCTTGATCCACATGCGGGCTGTGTACCACTGGATAGGGTGTACGAGTGCAAAAACCGTAGCGTACACGATATACAGTATCCAGCTTCTGCCCCTGAGCATCTAATGCTGCCATTAATATATGAAAAGCGTTTTCCCATAATGGACTTATAGGACCTACATCTGGCCCGTATATGGTATGACTGAACGATCCACGGTATTCTGCAATGTTGTCAAGATCCATATCACCCGCTGTAATGGGCATATAGAACCAATGGACGCCTAGATCAGCAAAACGTTGTACAACATAGCTTTGATGTGTATGTTTGAGTAAATTGGGTATTCGAGTGACTATAGACATAAGTGTATGATAAAGAATCCTATTAATAATATAACGACTACAATATAAGCTGGTCTCATACAGTAATTATGTTAGCAGTCAGCATCACCTATCGGTTCTGGATCTTGAACAGGATGACAGTGTTCAGCCCAGCGTAGAGCAAAGTCTGTGTAGAGTGGTGCGCCTAATGGGACCCAAAAGCGTGTGCGATTGAGATGTATTTCATACAGTATGTTATGGTGTTGTATCCACTCAAGTACACCTACTGCATGAGCAGATTGATTGAGCACTGCATATTGCGCATGATTGGCCGGGTGTGTCATACTATTCCGGGACGAAACTCAATACAGTAAGCGCATATGGCTAGTACAACACATAAGACAATCCAAGCCCATTTGCTGATTGGACCTTCTACATCCTGTACACGATAATAGGCATCAAAGTCCGGATCATAGCGATACTGTTTACCACGTATTACTTCAATTTGATTATATTGATCATTGTTCATAGTAGTCTATCCGTTATACCAGTAATTAGTGGATCTTTCGATCCGTTTGCATTGATCCTGGCAATGTCTGATATGGCTGTTTCCAGTAGTTCTAATCGTTGTTGCTGTGTGTAGAATCGTTCTCGTAGAGAAGTTGCTTGTAATAAGCTGAGGATTTTACTGAGAATAATGGGGATCCAAGTGTGTGTCATACTTGTATATATAGCGACCAAATGGGTCCTGCAGGTTAAAAAATCTGCTGCGTAAAAAATTTGGGTGGAGTACTTACAGATTCTGGGTGGTGAATTTAGACCACTAGCCGCTAAAATAGCTAGTACACACTAACATACACTATACCGGTCGGCCCCATACCGACCACCACCACCTCACCTCAGATGGTTGGTCCATGACCAGTACCGGAGATTCTCTGGGCTCATTCCCATCAACACACCTTCGTAGGCTGCGTAGGATATAGCCTTGAACTCACCGGCTTCCCACTTTGATCTAAAGGGATCTTTATTCAAGCGTCCAGCCTGCTGTTTAGCCGTGCGCTCTAGTTTATAGTAACGCTCTGCACGTCCGCTTGCTGTGTTGTATACGATGTATCCCATGCTACCTTTACTGCTGTGTTACTCTAGTTACATCTAGGACTCTGATGTGGCTTACACTCTCTGCTCATACCACAGCACACATCATGGCTGCTGTTGTTGGGGATCTGATCCATGCCAATGCCCACACCGCCCTTGGGGTCCCAGGGTGCATCACGGCGATCCCCTAGTAGGCTACACGCTGCGTTAGCGCAGCATAGCAAGGCTAATACAGTCAGCCGCAGCGTCCTTGTATTCATCTAGTGCTCCTTCTTGTTCTAATGACTCTACCAATGCTATGTGCATAAGGCTACGGGCATCACAGCGATCCTTGTGCTGAGCTAGACTATCCACTACTAGGTTAGCCTGCTCTAGACTGTCGCACATCCAAAGCACATCCATTATGGCCTTCTGCTTCTTTGTCAAGCCTTCGATGCGTATCATGTTATCGCTCATCGTAGTAGGCCGCGCCCTTCAAGCCCAGGCTCCCGCACAGCATTGTGAGCAGTCCCACTATGGCGAACAGCATACAGCCCAACAGTTGCTCGTCGGCTGCTACTTCAATACCGCCCACTGCGCCCATTGTCATAATCAAACCTACGATCAGTACGAACATTGATTGCTTTGAAGTCATTTGCTTTCCTTTGTGTGTTTGTGTATGTGTTAATTATACTACCGTTTAGCCCGAATGTCAAGCAGTTTCTCGCTGTGCTTGCTTGACCAATTCGTGTGCCAAGTTCAGTGCCATCATAGCTGCGACCATAGCGATCATGCGTTCCTGTCCCGAGAACTTCATGATCTGATCTTCCAGGGCCTGCATGGATTCTGGTGTGGCAAAGAAGTTGTTCTTTTGGATTGGGTTCTTCATGTGGGTTCCTGTTTGTTTGTGTATGTGTGTATTATATGCTCAAACGCCCAAACTGTCAACCAATAACCCTGCACTGTCTAGGTACTTTAGCTGTGTGTCTGCGGGCTGTTGCCAGAAGCGATCACCCTGCTTGACGGCCTCTATGACCCGAACGTGAATCTCGGGATAGGCCGCTACGATTCTGCTGAATCGATTGTAGATCTCTTGCTGTTGCTCTTGGGTCAAACCATACTCGCTGCGTGTGCTGCGTACCTGGAAGGCCAATTGGTTGATCAAGTGATCGAGATCCTGGGTGGGCTGAGTCGTGCCCGATTTCAGTGTGTCAAAGGTCATGTTCGCTCCTTGTTGCTGTTAGGCGGGGATGTTTGATAGAAATAACAGTTTTGAACCTGCCCTACCGTGCCGTCCACGGACTTGTCTATCAACCACATTACACTCCAACTTGATCCGGCGTGCCTCGCCCTTTCGGGTCTGCTTTCGTGTTGCCTAGCAGTGCCAGTCCGTCAACTGGGAATCCACTAACTAGACAACCTACCGGAGTTGGTAACCCCTTATCTCATTACGCTTAGGCCGGGTCTCCAAACCCGCTTCGTATCCCTTGGCTACAACCCTTTTTGCATCACTGCGTGGGTTCTTGCATTTGAGGATCACCTTGCTTTCTAACTTGTCTCTATTGTAACACCATTCGTCCAAACTGTCAACCTAGTGCTTTCAATAACCCTACAACACACAGGACTATTGCCACTCCATTTATAATCATCTGCGGCTTGTTCACCACGCGATAACTCCAAGTAAAGAAGCACAGGGCACCTACCAAAGCCACTGCATTACGCAGGTTGTCATAGCCTGGAAAGAAGTTGCTTACGACATACATCGCTAGGATGAATGCTGTTCCTGTCCACTGTATTGCGTCATTTGTTTTGTTCATGTGTGTATTATAACGCACTCTGTCCAAAATGTCAACCAATTTCCTGTTGTATTTTAGCCACACCGTGTGCGAACTCATGTTGTGCCAAACGGTTGTGTCCCTGGATGGCTCGTTCCCGGGTAGGATACCGAGCAACCACGTTGCTTCTACCGTTGCTGTAGAACAAGCAGGTTTCATACTGGTCCCCAGCAACAGCAGCCGAGTTCAACTTGACGGTTGATATCTCTACATCGCCAATGACGTTCAAGCTGATCTGTTTGGGCATAACGAAGTTCATGCTAGTTCTCCTAGTTCGATTGTGGGTTCTGGATAGCGGATCTCTCCGTCGTATTCCAGCTGGCTGCGTTCAAACCAGCTGAGGTAATCGTCTGCTTCCACGTGGAAACCGATGATGGCAGTTGTGAAGTATTCATCATCGCGTTCGATCTGGCTGCGTACCATGTCTACGATCTCTGAGGCATCTGCCCCGGCAGGAACATTTGTGATTTTATACGAGGATCCACCTTTGGCCTTCCAACGATAGGTACCGTCGAAACCTGTGTGGGCCGCGTAGTTCTCGTGATCCTGTGTGTCGATTACTATGATCATTGTCGCTCCTGTTATCTAACTATGTGCATAGTATAACAGGCATTAGCCAATTTGTCAACCAATTTATGCGTTGTTTTTCTGCAACAGTTCAGCACCGTTGTTCTCGGATATCACCAGGCGAACATCTCGCATTCTGCTGGCGATAGATTTGACTAGATCATCCTGGTTAGCACCTTGCCCTAGGAACTCTTCAGTGTCTGTGCGGTAGGCAAACAGAACTCCCTGATGGCGCTCAACACGGATCTCAAGCACTGCCTTGGGCGGCTCTGCAGTGATGTCTGCGGGATTGATGCCATGGCGGATCATCACGTTCTTCAGTTGATCGGGCGTGATGTCCAATTCCTTCATCAGTTCGCTGAAGCTGATACGCATCCAGATGCTGACCAGCTTGCCTCCCACAAAGACTCCAAGGATGAAGATCAGGAGACCTTCTAAGAATGATTGTATGTCCATGTTGTTATTTAATTAATTCTTATTCGTATTCGTAAAATGTTACCGCTGGATCAAGTTGCTTCAACTCACGTGCGGCTGTGGTAAGTTGGCGATAGCGTTGCTTTACGGCACTACGGCTCAGCTCACCATCACAGGTAAGGTTCTCTGGGCTTAGTTCGTTGTCGATCATCTCTGCGATACGCTGACGATCCTGTGCTGTGTCTAGGCTCATTGCTGGGGAACCAAAGATGGCATTCCAGCGGTTCTTCTGATCTAGATAGGTGTTGAGGTTTTTCATTGTCGCTCCTAACTGTTAATATGTATATATTATAGCATCTTTTGGCGAAGTTGTCAACCGCTGGACAGCGGGGCCAGTGTGGCATTTGCGCCACACCTTGTGCGTTTACAACTCCATGCTCGCCATGCCGTCCTCTTGCATGCCCTGCTCTGTAAACATAACCTCTGTACCTAACAGTGTGCTAATCGCATCTGCAAAGCCCGTGTCTGTATACAGTCTCCAGCTGTCCTCATACTCTGTGTCGCCGTTAACATTGTAGCACACTGTAATGTGTATGCTACTGTCGCCGTCCAATTCGTCCCACCATTGCTCGTGTATGTGTATGCTTGTAACTGTAACTGCCTCTAGCTCGCAGTCCCATATACTGTCACCTGCAAGTTGCACCTCTACGTTGCAGTCGTATGTTGTGCTAATGCTGTCTTCGCTAGTGTCTGTACCTGCTAGTGTCAGTTTGTCGCTAACATTAAATTGTGTTGCTTGCATATTGCTCTCCTACTAATTCCCAACCGTTTAACTCCGTAGCACACACGTCGTCTGCGTTAACTTCTATCTCGTCCGCCGCAACGTCTGCCGCCTCTTGTGTATCTGCATCTACGTGCAAATAAAATGTTTGTGTTTGCTTGTATACAAATGTTGCCATGTTGTGCTCCTAATCTACGTAATATTCTACAGTTTGTGTTAGTGTGCTAAGTGCACCTTCTACTTCCGCAAAACAACTTAGCTGTGCAAGTTGCTCGCCGTCTAGTGTTGCCTCTAACAGCATTTCCTCTACTTCCGCTAGCTTTGCAAGTATTGCGTCTCTCATTGTGTGTCCCTTATGCTACTGCTTTGTAAACTGTTACTGTAGTGTCTGCAAAATCTGCATGTGCATTGTAAAACGCTTGTGCTCGTGCAATAGCGTCTTCTGCGCTAGTTGCTTTTACTACGCACAAATCTTCTATGTTGTCGTAGCGCAAATAAACTGTGTATTTCTGCATTGTGTTTCCTTTACTGCTTAAAAACGTATTATAGCACACTTGCATCCAAAATGCAAGTGTTGTGCTAATAACCCTTACGCTAAGTCTGCTTTTACACGTACATACTGTCCGCCAAATGTGTATGTTGCAAAGTTGCTTGCAACACCTGTGCGTGTTACTTCGTTTGCACAAGTAGCACGTAAGTAGTTTGCTAACGTGTCCGCCGCCTGTGCATCTCTAAAACAAAATACTACTGTACGTCTTTTGCTTGCTTTGTTTTTAGTTGTCCTGTCCGTATAACTTGCGCTTACGCTAGTTACGTTACGTGCTAATGCACGTATTTGCTTTGTGTTAAACAACATACTGCTCCTTTTACTGCTTAAAAAACAATTATAGCACACAATTGCATTTTGGGCAAATTATGTGCTAATACTGTACTAAATTACTCTACTATTACAATGTTGTTTGTGCGCAACATCTTTTGTGCTGTTATAATTGTGCGTTGCACCTCTGCATCTATGTTATCTGCAAGCAAATCTCCGCTTACATAGTTACATTGCTTTTGTACAGGAAAACGCATTTTATAGTTAGTACCTACTAACTCTTTGTGTACGTTAAATGCAATTTGCATTTTGTAGGAATTAAGTTTTTTATTGTAAACTAGTTTTGCGTATGCTATGCACTGTGTTAACATTGTGTGTCCTTTTGTGTGTGTAAGCATGTATTATAACGCACTTTGTCCAAAATGTCAACCAAAAAAAAAGACCCTACGTAATGTAGGGCCTTTCAAAGCCTAGATTCGGGAGCGAACCGTTTAGGCTGTTACAGCAGCCTTCACTGGAGCTGCTTGTTTAACCACGGGCGCAGCCTCGGGGTTTTTCTTGGCTACGTAAGCAATTGCGTCTGCAACAGCTTTGCGGCCTTTGGCGTAATCAACGTCAACAAGGTGTTGAGCAATCTCGCCCTTAGTCATTTCACGTGGAAGATCAATGAGATCCACGTCCTGGTGACCGTTCTTGGCCAGGATCTTGATGCGCATTGCATCGTTGGCGAAACGGATCTTAGTTTTACCGCTAAGTGTACTAACGCCTGCTACGCTAAATTTCTTTTCAGTTGCCATTTGTGTTACCTCTTTCTGTGTGTGTTTAAGTTAGCTGCACTAGCAGCATGTTATTATTGTAGCATCAAACTACCAAATCGTCAACCATTCATTTGTCCAAATTCATTGGTATCACTTGAATGGTTACCGACTCCTTCTCGTCCAGGGCAACGATGAACTCGTCGTCATAGACCAGATCCTGCATACTCAAGTCAATCAGTTCCTCGACTCGAGTCAAATTGGGTGTACCCTCTCCCGCACAGGTAACCCTAAACGTGTATACATATTCTCTAGTCATTGTTAACATACCTCTTGGTAAACCGATCCTTTGCCAACAGCAGTGTGGTCATTGCTACATCACGGGCATAGATCGAACCATACTCATCCCAACCCCAAATCGGCACTTCACGACCTAGAGCCACAAACGCAGTTGCTTCTGATTCTCTACAGCCCGGACCGTAGTTAGCCCACATCCAGTTGCGATACTCTAAGAAGTTCATTTGCCAGTCTGTGGCCGTCTTGAACCCTTCGGGATCCGTTCTGTGGGTCCAATGGCCCCAGCCATTGAACCTACGATCCAGCTTCTTTAGAGTCTGCCTCATTCTGAAACCAAACCCAACTTCTTGTTCTGCTCAACGCCATCTTTGATCCACTCAGTGAGCTCTTCTTCTTGCTCAGCCTCGTATTCAGCCATGCATTCTGAGATACCAAAAGCCTCGTCAAGTTCTACGGGCAAGTCCTGTTCTACCTGCGATGAATTCATACCCTCTAGGTTGTAGTATTCATCATTGCCTTCTTCCCAAACACCGCAGTAGGCCATGCCGGGTTCGTAATACATTGCGCCTACAGTAAAGCCCATTGCAGTCAACTTCTCGTAGGCCGCGATCGGAGGGCTCCATGCTGAGTCGAAGTAGGTGTGTAGCATCTTGCCATCCGGATGCACATCAGTTGTGCTATCAGCACCCACATCCCACTTGGTGCCCCACTCGTTGACCTGATAGTCATACCAGTTGCCATAACCGTATTTCTCTACATTCTCAGCAGTCTTACGCTCGAGTTCTGCCTGCTCAACAGGATCACCAACGGATCCCGCGACTATCTGCAGATCCTTCGGCACTGGAATAAACTCACTCAGGAACTCTCCACGCTCAAGGGCCTCAGCGGCTCGCTTGATCATTGCAGGGTCTTCGTGTTGCAGTGTTAAGTTGTTGTTGCACCAATTTGGCATAGTTCGCTCCTATGTGTTGTTAATATGTTTATTATACAGTCATTTGGACAAAAAGTCAACCATGTTCTGCCAAGTGTTTGCAGGTACCTCGATAAGTGTATCCTGGGCAAGAGCAGGTTTTTGCGTCTGGGTCGACTGTGTAGACTTGACCCTTAGAACCAGTGATTGTGATTGCATTTGATTTACTTTCTTTAAATGGATTTGGTTTAACTGCTTCAAACTGTCTGCCTCGCTTGTCGAAGCCTTTGATTCCCTTCTTGAAGTAGATGGGACTCCGTGTGCCAGCCTTAATGTAGGCTACCAGTGTTGTCCCATCTAGGAGATAGACATGAGGGTGAAACTGTCCCCCAGTGGTTTCTCTCAACGCTTCCATCAGGAGTAATCCTTACGATCGCCGTAGAGTTCGTTGTAGGTGTATCCTGCTTGATACTCTGCTACTTCTTCAGCAGTCAGCGACTCAACACGGGCACCACTGTTGCCACCCACACCACCATAGTGCGGATCACGTGATCGACCGTAGTATGAATCGGCACTGCCACGATCAAACAGGCAACCGTGTTGCTTACGGTCCCACTGCCATCCCTTAAGGATCTTTAAAACTCTTTCTTGTTCTTCAATCATCTTCGCTCCTAACTATTCACTATACCTATAGTATAACATCAAACATCCAAACTGTCAACCGATTTGTAGTCTTTAACCATGACGTATAAAGGGTCAATACATTCCTTGCTTTCCACCACGTAGTTGTCATCGTACCAATCGAGGAACTCTAGATCCGGGCCCTCAGCTTCGCAGTTGCCGGCTTTCTCTATGGCTTCTTCTTCGGTGTCAGCTTCGACCCAATAGGTTTCACACGTGATGCTTCTTCGGTATAGTTCGAATTTGAATTTCGGCATGAACATTCCTTATTGTCTATACCCATAGTATAGCACCAAAATGTCAAGTTGTCAATCGGTTTGGAAAAGACCCTACGAACGTCTGGGTTTTAGTAGAGCTGAAGCTTCTTTGCGTAGCCTGCCCGCTTCCTTATACATCGCGTCTGCTGTTTCCTTCATGACGTCGGAACGTGCTCGTGCCAGTTTGCCACCCCCGAACTCTCGCTCAACGTAGTAGCGGATCAAGCTATGCTGGATCATAGTAGGTAGATCCATACCATGATCCTCTGGGCAGATAAAACGGACAGGGCTCATGCCCCATCCGCCGTATTCTAGAAACTCTGCATAATATCTACGGTGATCCTTATTGCTAGGATCAAATGCCACTAACGGACGTGCTAGATATTCCAGTTTGCTCATATCAACTATTTATAGTCCCGTGTGGGCTGTATTCATCGCCCTCGTCGACATGTGTGTCTTGGAGCCAATCGTATACCAAGCTCAATGGAATGCCCAAGTTGCGAGCGATAGATGTAGGATGCTCACCTTCGATATACAGTTGCTCGATATCGTATGCTACTTCTTTCAACATGCTCATCGCGCAATCTCCACAGATTTCTCTTTAACAGTGTCAACACCCTTGTCTAGCATACGTGCGATTCCAGAGAACCCCACAGTTGCTAACACAAGCCCAAAGATTGTACCAAAGATAAATGCTCTCATGATTACTCCTCGAAGTTAGGTTGAGGTTGATTACGAAGGGCTCGTTTGTACTTCCACATCGCGTACATCGTTTGAGGAATGCCAAGACGCCAAGCCCACATAACGTCCATGACAATCATACCTGCTAAGAATACTAAGATCATTTCCATAACCGCTCCTATCTCTGTTAGTGTAAGTGTATTATAGCACCAATCTATCTAGATGTCAAGACCTAGATATACGCATACGTGTAGCAGCGGGGCCTAATAGCAGAGTGTGGCTTTTTAGCCACACCCCCTGGCACTCCTGTATAGGTGGGCACAGAGTTGGCACCGCGCATGGTTTTCTCTGTATTAAGGCTGTATCCTAGGACAGTAAAGTTTTCCGCCAACAGCCACCCGTAGAACATTAAGCCACTTCTTTCTCGTAGATAACAGTTTCGCCGAACGGTGCTTTGGCTTCTGTGTTACCTTTAACGATAAAGATTGTATCGCAGTAGTCCTCGTCACCCCAACTACCACATGGGTAGCCGTCTGTGAACATAATGAACTTCTTAGGAGTAATGCCGTTCTCTTTCATAAACTCCCAATTGGCTTCAAAGTCTGTGCCACCACCACCCTGAGGTTCATAGTCCATCAAGTCTTCACTGTTGTCATGTGTGATCTCTTGATGATTGTAAATGGCTGTGTCAAAGCACCACAAGTTGATCTTGAAGTCTTCGTATTGATCCATAATGCCTTTGATCTCACCTAAGAAGGTTGAAGCATCCTCTTCGCCAATACTACCTGACATATCAATACCAATGCCTACGTCAATTGTAGTTGCTTCCTTCATGCCTGGAAGGATTGCGCCACAGTGAGCACTCTTACGATTGAAACGCTGGAAGGAGAAGTCATTACGCACAATGCTCTGGATCTCTTGACGAACCAATTGACGCCAATCCATCTTAGGCTCTGTCATGTCTTTGATCATACGCTGGATTCCTGCAGGAACTTTGCCAGCACCAGCCGCCGCGGCACTTTGCACCATAGCCTGTTTGATCTCGTCACGGATAGCCTGTGCTTCTTCTTTAGTAAGGCTAGGCTTACCGCCGCTACCTTTGCCGTCTTTGCCTTCCTTGTCGCCAGCACCGGCACCTTCTTCTTCGTTAATGTGCTCGTCCAACAAGTCGCCCAGTTGCTGAAGCAGTTGTGGCATAGAGATCTTTTCTGCTTTCTCATACAATTGATCGTAGATCTCTTCCCAAGCCAAGCCGCGATATTTGTTATCTAAACAGATCTTAACTTCAGTGATCTTCTCACCAATGCGTTCGTCTACAAGGATCTGGTTCACAGCGTAGTCTTGTGCTATGTTGCTGAGCTGACGATCGCGTGATCCAACACGACCAAAGTGATCAAAGATGCAGTGACATATCTCATGCCCAAAGAGGAACTCTAGTTTCTTTGTGCTGAGCTTCTTAACGAACTCTGTATTGTAATAGAAGTCACGACCGTTAGTTGCCGCAGTAGGGCACCAGTCGTCTGCTTGGACTAAACGCATACGGGTTGCCATGTTGCCAAAGAACGGTGCTTTGAGCAATAAGCCGATACGGGCAGTTGTTAGTTTTTCTACGATTGGATCATTCATTGTTCGCTCTCCTTAGTATGTGTATATTATAGCATCGTTCTACACATCTGTCAACCAAAAAAGGTGGACGGGCAAGCCCTGAGAAGCCCCCCGCCCGTGCTATGTTAGAGGTCTTAATTCTCCATAGCAGTCAAAACATACTTACCAAAACGCTTGTGGAACTCGCTAAACGACTCCATCTTAGTTGCGTCCAGTGGCAAGTCATAGTTGGTAAGTGCTGTCTTAGCACCCATCACAACCAACTCAGTTGGGAAATTATCCATCATGTAGCGGAAGAATTTGTCAGCCATAGCATCCCAACCTTTGGCTTTCTTCTCTGCACGGTCCTTCAACTCATAGCACAAAGAGACTGTCAATGAATACATCGCTGACACTTCTTTGATCTGCAGGTCCTTGACCTTACCGTCGAGGATGTCCTCTGCCTTAGGCAGTTTACCTGCAATCTTGCGGTGAGCCATAAACTTAACGCTCAAACCATCACCAATCGCACCAGCGATCAAGTTGTGCAGGGTATCCTGATCAGTGTCGTCATCTTTGAGCAAATCGCTAACGAACACCCAAGAGCGTGGAGTTGCAAATGCCTTTGAAGAACCCTTAGGGTCAAAGTCATACAAGTCCTGCTTGGCGAAGCCTACATAACCCACAACCTCTGGATGCACCTTGTTAAGGGTAGCCCAGTCCTGGAAGTCGTCAAAGTCTACTTTGGCTTCCAAGTGGATGAAGCGGTTAGCCAGTGGGCTAGGCATACGGTATGTCACGCCACGGTCACCTTCGCGGTTACCTGCCGCGATGATGTCAACACCCTTAGGCAAACTGTATGTGCCAACTCGACGATTAAGCACCAACTGATATGCCGCGGCTTGAACAGCCGGAGGAGCAGAGTTCAATTCATCCAAGAAGATGATTGCAGTAGACTCTGGGTCTGTAGGCAGTTCTGCTGGAGGAGCCCACACCATCTTGCCCATGTCACTGTTGTAATAAGGAATACCTTTAATGTCTGTAGGTTCCCACAGGGCTAGTCGAACGTCAACGACTTCGCGTCCTGCGTCATCGCCAATCTGTTTGACGATATCACTCTTGCCAATGCCTGGAGGGCCCCAAAGGAACACAGGACGGCGTGTGGTTAGTGCTTTGCGGATTGCTTTCTTAGCGGCTTTTGGGCCAACTAGACGAATGCTTTGATCTGTGTTTTTTGCCATTTTAAGACCTCTTTAAGTTTACGGGTTAAACAATTACTTTCTCAGTATCATAAGTATAACACCAAATTGCTTTGCTGTCAACCGGTAGTTTTCACAAAGTTTAATTGTGTTGTATTATTGCCACGCTGGGCTTTTACTTTGCCCTTGATTCCCACACGGCCCTCTAACGCTGTTCCGAACCAGAAGTCCACGAACGAATCCCCTAGCTTGGCAGTGATACGGAACTTGTTGTAGTCCTTACTGTAGAAGCTCTTGATCACTTCGATCTCTCCCTGGACGCGATCTCCTACAGCAGCACTCAGTTGGGTGGAGCTACGGATCTCGCTGTCTAGCTCCTTACGGCTTTCTTCTCGCAGCATAGCAGCTGGCAAGCAGCTGATGATGGCAAAGTCCAGCATGTCGCGCCCTGTGAACTCGTCCTTTTGGGCGATACGCAGTGCCTGACGCTCGAAGTCGTTGATCTTCCCGGACAGTTCCTTCAGCAGCAGGCCGTTGAAGTAATGACGGATCTCTTGTCCCTGGGTGATGTCTGCTGCTGTTGCAGCTGAGAAGTTGCCCTCGCGTAGCCAACCTTTGACTAGGGTCTTGTTGGCTGTTCGCAGGACTGTTACCATATCTTCTGCGAACTGAGCGTCTTTGAAGTAGCCACCGTTGATACGATCTGCGGCTACGGCTAAACCCCATACCTGTTCTGCTGTGAATTGCATTCTCGCTCCTAATCTCTTAGTATGTGTCTATTATAACACTATGTATCCAATTTGTCAACCAGGGAGTGCCGGCCAAGAAAAAAGGTGTTGTATTTCTACAACACCCTCAAAAGACTCCCCGGGAGCGAATCGGCTTGTCTGTTTGAAACGGTTACTTTAGATTGTTTCTAAAGTGAAACCAGCTGCCTTAGCCTTGTAACCAAGTGCAACGATTTCGCGTGATGGCTTGCCCATTACGTATTCGGTAACAGTCACACCATTGCCAGCCTTGCGGTTGTTGGCATAAACAGCGTAACCATGTTGACGGATACGTGAAGCTTCAGCGGCCAAGTTACCTACGCCGAATTGCTTAGTGGCTTGGCTCTGTGTTAGAGAAGCGCCATTGTAAAGTGCATTAAACACTTTGAAAGTTTTTGTATTTTTAGAAATACGTTTCATTTGCCTTTTTCCTTTATTGTTATAGCTGAAGTTCATCAGCATTTTATTAGTATAAAGCCTTACCATTACCCTTGTCAAATCGCATATTACCGATTTAACTCTTTTTGGAAATCTTAACCGGGCTACGAATAAACGTGCCCAAGATCAAGGTTGCCGCCCATGTCCAGAAGGTGTAGTCGATTGCGCACACCGATCCAAACAGAGTATTCCAGGCCCAAATTACAAAGAACGGTCCCGCAATTACTAAAATCAATACCAACACTGCCGCTATCGCGACACCCAAAGTCTTAAACATTTACGTCCTCCACGTCCGCCTCTTGTTCGGCGATTAGTTTGTGCAGTTCGAGTTCTGCCAACTCTTTCTCTATCAGCTTCTCCATACGCTTGGCACCCGTGTTGCTGGATCCCTTACGATACATCTGATGATAGTGTTCAGCACAGTAGCTCTTGCCCTCTATGCTCTTTTGGCCGCAGAATGTATACGGCCACTCCTTCTGTTCAGCACCAATGTATTGGCACTCCTTGATTGGACCGTCGTACATTACACACCTCTCTTCATAACAGTTACTTCTGCCATAGATTTCCAATTAGCACTGAAGCTCTTACGCAAGTCTGCTACCTTCAGTACCGTACGCAAGCTGAGCTCACGCATCTTAGCACGATTCTCTACAATGTAGTCTACAACTTCATCGCGCTGTACATCCTCAAGCTCGTATGAGTCCAACATGCCGTCTTCAACGATCTGCTTGATACGGAGCACCTTCTCACGATCTGTGTCCATTTGCAAGTCGATATAGTGACAGCGTGACTCTAGTGCCGCCAAGTGATCCTGCAGTTTCTTACTACGCACATTCTCAAACTTGATGTTGGTGATAAAGATAGCACCTGCTTTGAATTCGAAGCGATCTGGCACTCCTTCGCTTCGCAGTACACGACTGTCCGTGTTCCACGAAATGGTACGCTTCTTGCTACTGTCCAAAGCCGCTTTAAGAATGTTCAGCGACAAGTCATCTAACAGCACTGAGTCACAGTCATCGAACACGATAACATTGCCCTTCTCGCTGTATTGATAGAGCTTGCTGTACAAGCCAATCGCGGACATTGCGCCCTTGACAACTTCATACTTGGGTTTACGCTGACCCATTACGTCAAACAGATCGTCTTTGCTTAGTACTTCTTCAACACCAAAGCTCTTGCCCACGCCTGGGGGCCCTGTGACAATCATAGCACGAACAGTACCAGCTTTCACAGCCTTAGTCATCTCTGTTAACACGGCAAAACGGTTGCGAGTACGCTCGATGATCTCTTCATCCGTTTCGTGCGCTACAACAGCGTCTGACACTTTGATCTGTTCCAAACTCTTTTCTCCTACGGGTGAGGCACTGACGTCCCCTGCCACGACCACGTAGCTCTGTGCGCTAATGCATTTGATACGGATCTTGCGATCAGGGATACCTGAGCTACTAGGGTTAGCAGTTGAGCCGTCAACAGTAACATAGCCACCGTTAACACCCTCTTTGAAACCTTCTACTAGTTCAAAACGGATACCGCTCATAGACACGTCTTGTCCGCGAACTTTGTAAGTACCCTCTGCTATTTCGATAATTGCTGGCATTGTTTTCGCTCCAATGTTTGTTAGTAAGTCTCTATTATGCACTCAAACAAGGGCTTTGTCAACCCCTGTTTTGGCCCTGTTGTTATTCAGCCACGGCCAACAGCTTGGCCTTCTGTAAGATCAACTTCAAACTGTTCCTTCTCAGGGTTGCAGTAGTCCAGGAACTCGATCACGTTACCGTCGAACAGAGTCTCGTTGGTGTCATCCATCGTAAGCCCAAACATGTTGAAGCCGCGATTGGTAACACGTACACGGAGCTCATTCTCACGTTCGTAGACGTGATACTCGTAGTCCTGCCCGCACTCAGTGTCTGTTACAGGGTGGATGTAGAACCCGCCGGGGGTCTGTTTGAAGTTAGCGATCATCTGTGCTGCCAAGCAGCCCATGCCGTTGAATACTGTTTCGTTCTTGCCACTCAAACCGTTTACCAGCTTGCCCTGTGTAAGGAACTCCGCTAGCTCTTGTCCGTGTCCGCTGGGGTAGCCGTCGTATTGACGGTACATGTTGATGATGGGCGTTTCGCCATCGTATACAAAAGTAAGTGCTCTGGTACCCATAGTCGTCGCTCCTATTAAGTGTGTGTAAGCCTAGATTATAACACGGGCCGGAGCCCGTGTCAACCTCTTTTTTAAATACCCTGGAAAGCAGTAAGGGCTTGTTGTGCATCTGCATCCAACATAGCAGAGTCCTCAGCTCGTTGGCGCTCTTGTGCTACTGTAGTCTTGTAAGCCTCTAGCTCTGCAGACTTTGCTTCCATAGCAGGCCACTCAACGTCTGTAGGGTTAAGGTAAGGACCAGTGTAGTCCCGCTTTTCCTCTTTAAGGGTGATCTCTCCGGACGCAATGCCTTCAAACACCATGCCCCATGTAGGCTGTTGCGGACGGCCAGTAGGACCAAATAGTGCTACAGCCTTGGCCTCAACCTTGGCCTGTGCAATTTCGTTAAGACGACGTACAAAATACTCTCTCTGTGCTTGTTCCATGCTTCGCTCCATGTTGTTAAGTAAGTGTATATTATATGCTCAAACTGTCACGTTGTCAACCGGTATTTTAGATAACCCTTCAAGTATCTGGGTTACTCGCTTTTTGGCGTCCTCGATGGTCTCACTGATCATGTCCTCAGCGACTCCATCCCGCAAGACTTCTGCAGCATCCTCGTAGACAAAGCCCCCTACATAGTTAACAGCCAGTTCCACGTCCTCGTACATGGCGCGGACCCTGAGCATGAAGTAGTCCAGCTTGCCCGAGTCAATGTCACGTGCCATCTGCTGAACATCGTAGTAGGGCAGGCCCGTGTCTGGGTCTAGGCCGGTGTCGAACAGGTCCTCTAGGGGCAAGTCTTCCCAGGTCTTGTCTACGATGATGTCAAAGCCTGCTCGCGTGTATTCTGCCAGTGTGTCATAATAGCGCATGTCAATCTCCTCGTGTGTCAGTGTTAAGTGCGGGTTTGAACTGTCTGCGCAGTTCTACTTCTCGGCGATGTGCTGCCGCTTTACCACGTACCATTTCTACGGCACGTATGTCTATGGCCAGCTTGTCGTCCAGTGTACGCAGGTATTGGCACAACAGCCAATCTTTGGCTTCTGTTTTGGCACGATAGAAGTGCTTGGCAGCACGGCTACGCAGGCTCTTTAGTACTGTTGATTCGGTTTTGGCAGTAACGCCGATGTAGGACCCTTGGGGTGTGACGATCTCATATATGATATGATTACGATCTACTCTGGGTTTACGTGACATTGTTCGCTCCAATCTCTTACTATGCATATAGTATAACACCGATTGGGCCCGATGTCAACCGTTATTTTGGTGCAAAAAAGCCACAGTTTGGCGATCCGCTGCGGCACTCTCCTTCCTGGATCGACCCTACTGCGGCTAGGGTTGTTCGCTGTTCACGAACGTGTTGTGGTGGGCCCTCCCAGAGTCGAACTGGGCACCAATGGATTATGAGTCCACTGCTCTAACCAACATGAGCTAAGGGCCCGTATCGATGCTGCTAGGCCAGCCCCGTGCCCTTGAGTGGATGCCCCTTGTCCTGTGCTGCTGCGCTGTTGTTCTGATCACGTGTCCATGTGCTGCTGAACTGATCGGGGTCTATAGCTGTGTCAGCAGCTGATTCCAATGCTGCAAAGAACCGTTCCATCTCCTCTGGTCCAATCTGATCCGCATCTGGACGAAACCCTGATTGATCCTCGGGTATACGTACGATCTCTTCAGCTGAGAAATCCCACTCCCACCCACGTGGCGGTGCATAAGCTGCTGCACGACTTTTAAAGTTTGTAATCTTCATCTACTTGATCCTCTAGGCTCTTCTGTAATACCATCTTGTACAAGGGTTCCATCCGCTTCTGGAACACATGCTGCGCACCACTTTCGCTGGCACGATCCAAATCATAATCAGAAGGAAAGTGTCGCAGCAGACTTAATGCTCGCTGCCGGATCTCCCGAGGTACACGTGGAGTAGCTGCTGCACTGCAGAGATCCTGTAAGAACTGCTGTGTTTGTACAACAGCACGATAGCGTTCATCTGGTAATGTCATAGGGTCCTCTCTTGACTGTGATAATCTTCGCTTCTTAAGCATGTAGTTATTATACAGTCAAACTTTGATAATGTCAAGCAGCGGGGCCTATGTTAGTCGTGATAAATTTTGGATGATTTAGAATGGGATCTAAAGTAAACTCAGTATCTTGTACACTGTATAAGGGATCACTCTTATACTGTACTACTGTATAGTAACCCGCGGGTGTATACTGTCGAGTACATAGTACAGTGTATAAGACTCTTGTGGCTTCATCAACGGAGATCATGTATATATTTACGCAGCGGGGCCACCGTTTGATCACCGTATACGCACTGGTATATGGTTGATCACGGTACTTTTATTGTAGATCATTGTGGAAGAAACCCTGAATCCGAACCGTTTGAGCAGAGTAGAGATAGATTTGATATAATAAAAAATTATTAAGAACGGTGGAATGACTGGCTATGCTCAAATGGTCACACAATTCTACACAATTCCACACTTTATTGCACTTTCTACTACTGTGTCGCGTACCAATACCACAGCAGCGGGGCCTATACGCAGGGTGCATACTCTATCACTGACAGTAAATCACACTTTACCACGCAAAACCACACTTACTGAGCCTGTTCTCTACAGAAAATCCAGCGTAATCCTACAGTAAATCACACTATGCACATCATATACGTATGCGCACAATCACGCAGCGGGGCCTATAGTTAAGTCCATTTGTTCTACTGTATCTTCTACTATGCAGTATGTTCCCGTCACCACTGTGCCGTCCGGCAGAAGATACTGTTCTACTTCACAGTTGTCGTATAGCTCTACTCGTTCTATTCTGTTATCAAAGCCCAAATGCGAGTTACGAGCATGTTGGGCGATTCGTGCGCCAGCACGAGTCTTATAGTAGCGCAGTCTTTCACCTGTATCTTTGTGTACTATGTAGTATACTGTCAGTAGCATATATAATCCTCTAGGGCTCGCGCAGCGTTCTTAGTCATATCAACTCGCTATATAGTATACCAGCGATCATACCCAATCCAAAGCACAGGGCACACATCACTAACAGTAGCACACAGTAATAGAGTTCATCCATTACAATGATTTCTACTATGCGTTTTGTGTCTTTGTCCATATCGATATTTACACGCTTTTGAATACATACTAGTATAAGACTCCGGGGGCGCCATGTTAGAATCTTACATAACACTATACTGTATTACCTACGATCCATATCGCTGTAGAGTTGATCCAGAACGAGTTTGGACACTGGTACAGAGCGCAGGAGGATCATGTCATGCAGGTGCCGCTGGCCATTTGGACTTTTATGTACCTGAGGCCGTTGCCAGCCTAGTCATGTTAATGGATTCGGGACTACGCATAGCGCACAAGAAGAGCTACATATAATATACGCAGATAATTATTGGAATTTGCTTGAAAATTTTTGCGCTTCGCGCAGCTCTTCGAGCTGCCCGTGAATTATCCTCGCTATCCAAACGAGCCTATAAATACACTATATGATCACATTCAGTCTAGATCTACTACAACAATTAACTCTTGCAGCCCCTGGAGTCAGTTTCACTGCGGTACAACAACAGCTACACATAAAGTATCTGCCAGAAGAAGTAACAGTACCCAGTGTGCCTGTCGTGGAGTCGCCACAGACCATTGCCAGCTTGCGCATAGGCTCTACTCAGTACACTAACAGTCGTGCTTGGAACTCAGCTTGGCTAGCTCAGTTTGAATTGAACATACAGGCGGGAATAGCTCGGCGACAAACACGTTATAACACTATCACTGCGGATCTAGCACATGTGGTCACAGCCGCTGGTGATGCACTGGTCTCTGCCACTCTACAGCCTGTTATTACCCCCACAGGGCAGGACACTACTACTATTATAGAACTGGCTCCGCAACGTGGTGAGCAGGGTGAACCTGGCCCGGGTGTTATAGACTTGTCAGTGAATGAACTGGGCAATCTAATAGTAACCTACGAGGATCAGCATACCAGTGATGCAGGCTATGTGATAGGACCCCCACCCGTGATCACTGTGGGCTCTACCAGCACAGTCAACTATGGTGTGGGCTCTAGTGTGTCTGTATCTAACCCTAGCCCAGGCACATATAACTTGGCGTTTACTGTAGAGCGCAGTGACCCCCAGAACCCTACACTGGTTGGAGTAGGTACCCTTAACGGACAACGCATAGCCACTGAGCCTCAGGTGTTTGCACTAGGACTAGCATTCTAATATGAAATCATTAATACAGTATAAGCCACAGTTTAACCCCACCCTAGGTACATTGGACTTTCGTACCCTAGGCACATTCAACATCAACCGGCTCTACGGAGTTATCAACGTCACACGCAATGCTATACTGTATGCACCAGGTGCTATAGGCTATGGAGTCACTGCTGTCAATCGTGGGGTAGTGACCCTGGAAGTGGCCACTGCTAGCCATAGTGCTACTGATGTGATCAATGTCTATTATGAAATGGATCTAGCACAGGATGTCACAGCACAAGAACTGCAATTTCAAATACTCACAGAGCTTAAGGTAATGAATCAAATACTGGCTCAAGGGCTAAATATTGATAACAGAGACGTAGACAATCTACGTGCAGAATACACAAAAAATAATATCAGCTAGGAGAGCATGAAATGATTATTCAAGGACAAGTGGGCCCACAATCGGGTAATACATCGCTGGGAGCTGGCACGAATCCTAGTATGCGTCAAGGACAGTTAGGCGAAGTTATCGTATCAGAACTACATGGTCTTTACTATGAGCAGACCTATCGTGGCAACCTATTCAGCACTGGGCAAACAGCTCCGGCAGCACTGACTTCTACCAATCAAATTGGTACATTAACAGCTTCATGTACTCCTATACTGGGCCTATGGAATCCTATAAACAACACCAACAACGTGGTCCTGCTCAAGGCTAACCTACAGGTAATGGCCAACAACTTAACCTCAGGTGCTGCTCCAGGCGCATTTGTTTGGGCAGTCAGTGTTAACAATTCAGGTATTACCACAGGTGGTGCACCTTGGAACCGTAAGAGTCTAACACAACAGGGCAGTCAGGTCAAAACATTCACTGGAACAACAGCACTAACTGGGCTGACCAATAACCTAGTGGTAATGGAAACAGCAGACTTCAACACCATGGGTGCTGTTACCTATACCACTTTAGGTTCAACTACACTACAGCCCAGCGTTGGCGGCATCCAGTTGTTTGAGGGTGGTTTGATTGTGCCACCAGGTGGCGTAATTGCACTGTTAAACACCACAACAGCCACAGCATTCTCAGTAGCAGGCAAACTGCTTTGGGAAGAAGTTCCACTGTAATCAGGTTCAACGCAGTCACAGCCGCTGTGCATTAAATAGTGCATGGCGGTTTTTTATGACAACAATTTCATCAGGGTGATTGACAACGCTGTGAGCTCGGAACTCTGCGAGCAGATCATCGCAGAGTTCAAGCGTGATCACACACTGCATCACCACGACGGGGATCGTTACATAGAGCTAGAAACTTATGATCAACGAGGGCAGGGCAAATGGAACCCCAAACTAGAAGCCAGAGCTAGACGTTGGAACCCACTGACAGACAGCATAGCCCAAACAGTGGTGGAAATGACAACCGATTATCGAGCTCGTTGGGACCCTTACCTAATGACTCCGCAGGTATGGTCTATGGAAGGCATACGAGTCAAGAGCTATGAGCCCAACGTACACGAATTTAGGCTGCATGTAGATCAGGGCAATCGTGACAACGCCTGTAGATTTATAGCCTGTTTGATCTATCTCAATAACAACGAAGCTGGTACAGAGTTTCCACAGGAACAGTTTACCGTTTCAGCTGAACAAGGGCGCATGGTACTGTTTCCACCCAATTGGCAGTTCCCACATAGAGGGCTGATGCCCACAATAAACACTAAGTACATTTTGAGTACATACTTACACTTTAAGGATTGATTATGCCCGCAATGGATTTTTTCGCAGTACCCGTTTTAGTATTAGATTTTGAAGATAGAGAGCTTGCTGACATTCAAGCAGAGATCACAAAGAATTTACCCAATATATTGAATTCGTCAATGGCAGCACCCTGGGGTGATAACGTCAGCACAACCTTCAAGCCGGGCAGAAATCAAGACATCATGAGCTTTGTGTTAGAAAACACTGCCAAGGGCATTGTCAGAGCCACAGTGGAATATCTAGGTGAAATCGGCTATCAGGGCTTGGATCTAAGACTAAAAGACAGTTGGTTCACTTGGTACAAGAAGGGCGGTTTCCAGTTTGATCACCTCAACGCAGAAGCTAGGGTATGTGGAGTTTACTATTATCAGACCAACGGAGAAGACGGAGCCCTACGTTTTAACAATCCCAATCATGCATCAGCATTAGGTATGTTTCCATACGATGGTCAGACCATGCCTGTACAATACATTCCACCAAAAGTAGGGCGCATGGTGTTATGGCCTGCATGGCTAAGCCATCGTATTGAACCCAACTGCACAGATAACGAAAGCATCTCGCTTAATTTCACACTGCATTAATTTCCTGCTGCGAGAGTAAATACTTGATGCGTCGATTACTTGCTATCATAACATTAATATCGTTAACAGGTTGTGCTTCAATAGCCAACATGATTCCCAGCTTTTGGGACGATAATCAATCAGCTAAAATTGTTGATGTTAGACTAAAGACTGACATGATCAATTGCGAACAGGCTCAGTTGCCCCAGGCACAACAGCTACAGTCAGACCTACGTTGGTTTGAACTGTACAGTGAAAGCAAGGGAGGACGCCAACAAGATGTACAGAAAATTATTGCACCCATGCAGGAGTCAGTTGCTGATTGGGTAAAGCGTAGCACTGAAGGACAGGGTTCTAAAGGCTACTGCGAAATCAAAAAGAAACTATTACAAACTCAGGCTAAGTCAGCGGCTTCAGCCATATTGGGGAGATTCTAATGTTAGACGATTTACGTAACATTGCAGGATGTGGACGTCCTTGGGCAGCTGAACGTGCGGCCTTTGCTGTGCAGATTACTGAGCAATATAATGCAGGCGGTATTACTCGTCCAGAGTACGAAGAACTATGTAGAGACCTAGTTCGTATGGATAGACTAGATGAAGAAGCAGACGACCTAGAATTAAAAACAGCGTTGGTTACTGCTATCTATGCTGTAGCACAATTGAGTTAAACTATGAAAATATCAGAAATCATTACCGAAAACATATTCACAACAGACTATCACAAGGTCATGCAGGCCGTTGCTGAACTGTATAAAAACCATTACGATATCAACGTATGGGAAAACGGTGAAGCTCATGATGAGGCTGCTAAAGTATTATTAAAAGTACATCCAACAGATGAAGAGCTAGACTTTATTATCAGCAACAGTCAACTGCCAGAACGCTTTCTCGAACTTGACTTTCCAATCAACGACGACCTGATGTTTAACGGCAGTTCCGCAACTGACAGCGACCTAGACGAAATGGGTGATAAGGGATTAGATGAAAGTGTTGTAGATGAAGAACCGGCCAGTAGAGATCTTTGCACATCAGGAAAACCAGATAGTGCATTAGGTGCTAGTCAATTGGCATCATGTAAAAGTCAAGGCTATCGCAGCCGTGAAGGTGGCAAGAGTCACAAGGTAGGTTCAGAAAGAGTCAAAGTCCGCGGCAAGAAAATCAAGGGCAAAAAATACGGCGGCCCATTACCAGACTGGTCATGACACCAAAAAGCTCGGACCTTTTAATCGCTCCGCCTAGGATTCCAGATCCTAGATTTAAAAAATCTGTCTTAATGCTCACACATGATCATAAAGGCGGCAGCTTTGCTCTTTGTGTTAATCGTCCAACAGAGCACACACTACAAGATATCATTTCCGAATTAGGTATTGATACCAACTTAAACTTTCCGTTATATTGGGGCGGCCCTGTAAGTCCAAACACTGTTTGGATGTTACACGATGCAGGGTGGAGTTGCGAACATACAGTACCAGTTGATGACGAGTGGGCCATGACATCAAACGTAGAAATGTTTAGAGACCTAGCCAATGGCAATTTTCCTAAACACTTTAGATTGATGCTAGGCTATTGCAGTTGGGGTAAGAATCAACTACAAAGTGAGATAGATGGTATGCCGCCCTGGAACCATAACAACAGTTGGCTATTGGCAGAGAACCTAGGGCCAGAATGGCTGTTCGAACAGCCAGTTGAATTGATTTGGGACAATGCTACAACGCTCAGCAGCCATCAGGCTGTGAGCAGTTGGCTATAATCCTTAGATCTTTTCGCCCTTTTTAAATCCACGAAAACGTAAGAATCGAGGAAAGCGCAGGCTATATGTGCCGTCTTGATTTTGTGAAACAGCATCGGCACGTACTTCTACAACCTGCCCAATGACATCATTATTTGACTCCCAATACTCAGCACGATCAGCATCAGTAAAACCGGAGCCAACGTTGACGACAATGCGTTTATTATCGTCGACACCTTCACAGACCAATGCACCAAGTTTTCCAACGTTTCTTCCAGTGCCCTCTTCAACTGCTGTGACTTCCAAAGACACTTCAATAAAAGGCTTTTGCTTAAGCCAGCTAGTTGATCTCTTACACTCATATTTTGCCTCTGGGTCCTTAATCATAATGCCTTCAAAACCAGCATTAACCATTTCCTTGTTGTAGTCTTTAAATTCTATTTCATCAGTGAACACATCTAGATTAAATTCCTTTTGTGGAATAATATCAATATGACCCATTTGTTCAAATAGATTTTTAAATGAACGCAACAGATTAGAACGTCGACGTTGTGCCATCACACTCTGGCCAGCTTTAAACTCTACCAGTGGCACAATGTCGAACAACATTAAACGGGCATCTTGTGCCTGTACGTTATCCTTACGATGAACCTGCTTCATAAGGTCGTTAAATGAATTGCTAACTACCTCACCGTCCAAAATATAACTACGTCCCAGCTCATCAATGTTGGCTAGGATACCGTCTGTAATATGGCTGAAGTTTTCTAATACTTTACCGTTACGAGTATACTGTACAACAGTTCTAGATTCAAAATCTACAACAGTGATACAACGAACACCGTCTAGTTTAGGCTCAACTAGTTTAACACCTGTAATCTTGCTTTCGTGATTAGCACCGTCGTGGGCCAGTTGTACATCAAACACAGGAACAGCGTACTGTGGTTTCTTGGCTTTCTTTGCAACAGTGTTAACTGTCTTTTCGCTAAAGCCTGCTCGCATGTCTTTGATAAGAATACGGCGATACCAATCGTTCCATTGAGGCTTAGTTGCTACACCCATTGCTAGATTAATAGCATCACGTGCGGCGTGTCCTGTTAGTTTACGTCGATACAGCGCATCAGCTAACTGTAAGAAGTTAGGCCAAGACAATCCCTGTCCACCTTCCTCTTCTTTAATAGGAACCTGCTTAACACCAAAGGTATAGAGTTTATCTAAAGCCATGCGCAGCCCCTCAAAAAACTCATCAAGCTCTTCATCCATCGCTTTGGCAAGGATGTCTTCTTTGGCAAGTCGTGAGTTATCTGCTTCTAGACTTTGAATAATTACTTCTGGTTGTGTACGCATACGTGGCTCCTAATCGTTTACTATAACAATAGTATAGCATCATTTGGTAGAAAAGTCAAGAACTATTCTTCAGTGAACAATTCGGTAAATGTGCTAGAAGTAACGGTTTCTACATTATTTGGATCATACAGATCTGTTCGTTCTGCAGGAATCATAAAACGATCCATCATCTTTTTAACATAACACCAATCTTTACCACGAACTACTCCGTCCGCAGTTGTAATAACATAGTTACGAGTATTAAAGAAATCCATTAAGTCCTGTATGGTTTTACCAAATGCACGAGGTTGTGTTTCAACACACTCGACCTGTACGATTGGGCGATTAGTAGCAATAGTATTGGTTGCACCTTCTAACACATTAAGTTCATAACCTTCTACGTCAATCTTGATAATGTCAACATCTGTAAAGTTATAGCTGTCTAATGTAAGTTGTGGAACACTAACACGCTGATAGCCTGTGTTTACTTTAACAGCCTTGCCGGTAACAGTTTGATAGCCGTCGTTACTTACACGATTGTGTCCGTCGTTCTTTTTAATGTGCATTTCAACGGTGCTTGCGACAGGACCTAACGCCACATTGTATGTTTGTATTTTGCCCGACACAGCAAGACTTGCCCATGTGCCGTCTGGCTGCTTCCACCAACCGTTATTAGGATCTTGGTGATTAATGTTAAGAGCAATGTTGTCTAGTGCTACTTGATATGTACTTGGCACGGGTTCAAAGCCGTGTACCTCTTGAGCAAAGGTTGCATACTCCCAAGTGTTCATACCAATGTTCATACCAATATCTAGTATCTTGCGTGGACTAGGACATAGTTCGCGAAGATGTAAAAGGTTTTGCTTTTGGTAAGGTCCTGCTTGTAGTCGCTGAGTATAGAAGCTGTCGCTATCCCATACCCACATCTGTCTGCCTATTTTGTTTGTGATTAATATTTTTTGTGTTTGAGCCTGTACGGTCATAGAATTCTCCTTGTGCTAATACTTATGGTCTCCGATCAAAAAGTCTGGCAAAAGTGGCCTTAAATATCCCAAACTTGGAATAGACTTTCTTCGGTTGAATTACAGAATGGTATCATACCATACTTGGCTTCATATGCACCCATAAGCTGATCTTCAAGCTCATCAAACTTATCAGTAAACCAAAATGCTACTTCAACATCATCCCAGGTTGTTAATCCTTTTTCTAAACGCAGTTCGCGATATTTGGCAAAGTTCTCTGTAGTTCCTACGCCCTTGTTCCATTTGTCAGTGCCGTCTAGTTTGACACCGTGCTTCCAAATACGATCATAGATGTCTTTGCCCTTGCCAATATAAAAACCCTGTGGAAACACCGAGTCACGTAGAATGTAAATGCCAGGCTGTCCTTCTTTGAGCGGGCAGGGACGTTGCTCTAGAGTTTCAGTTAACGGCAGTTTGGCAAAGGTGGCCGTTGGTCCGTATTTTTTATTACGCAAGCGCCAGCCATTGTCTGAGTGTGTTCGTTCTTTTGAACTACGATCTTGTTCGTAATGTTCAAAGACATCACCTACAAATTTATAAAACTTAGTACGATTTACTTTCGCCATTCTTCACCGCCTATCTTAAAGTTAACATCATCTTGCTTAATTGGAAATTCAAAATCCAACGGAGCAATGTGGAATCGCCATCCTTGTATTTCACTATTCACTACTGTGATAAGATTATCGATCGTGATATCGGTGATCCATTCAGACTCACCTAGCCTGTCACTTTCGATTTCCCATTTGTATTGTTCTTTTAACACACGTTCAAGTCTTTCTATTTGCTTTGACGGGCCTTCCCATACATAATCAAAACAAGCACGATGACTCTTGGCACTGTAAGAACATTGATAGACTCCAAGTCGCATCTTTGGGTTGCTGGTGATGCCTACTTTAACATCACCAGAACCCATCGGGTCTTTAAATGCGTATAACCATTTGGCCATTACACACTCCAAACATAATCAGAAGTTGGAAGCACAGCTAATCGTCCACAGCTTTGATTATAAAGATTAATAAGACCGTTCATTACAATTGCAGTATCGTTCTTAAGCAGTTGGCCACGTCCAAGATTGTTTATGATTGCATCATTATAACTTTTCTTAATCTCTTCTTGTGCTGTCTCTGGATCACCATATCTAGCAGTGATAATGTTTTCAAGCTCTGTGTCAAACTGTGCATCAATAACATAGTTTCCAGAATTGAATGCTTGATAGAGATAACTCATTGGGCGGAACATCTCCAACACCAACGGTGCTTTAGGCCATACCCTGCGGTGAAACTCTAGAGCATGTTGCCAAAACACTCCGTTACTTGGCAATCCATTGCCTAGCAATAGGTCATAACATTCTTCACCTGAATTAATCTGTGTCCAAGAACCCGGAGTCTTTGCTTTTCGGTTAACTACACAGTTGGTTGTTTGAATGATTCGATTCATTTTTACTGCTTTGGCATCTAGTGTATTAAGCAGAATCATAAACTTGTCATAATGCTCAAGTCCACGCTTGTTTGTACTGTTGATACGAATCATGTTTCGTCCAGCAATCCAACAGCCGTACTTGATACGACCTTCTTCATCATCGGCAAATCCTGCAGATGTTATAGTTGCGGAATCAACTTTATCAACATCAATATACCAAACAGGAAATTGTGTGTAGCCTGCGAGTTTTAAAACTTGCATGGTATGGTGACCGTCCCAGATACAGTAATATACTTTTCCTTGCCAAGTAAATTTGATAGCACAGGGTATAATGACTGCTGAGTGGTCAAAGTCTTTTAGAATTTTTGCAATGTGTCTTGGGGATACATCGCGTTGAAAAACAGAATATAGATAAACTTGATCCCAAGTAATATAATCCATCTTTGGTCCTGCACCTGGAACGTTTGGAGGGCTCCAAACATTTCCAAACAACGGATCATATTTTGAATTTATCCGTGTGGTATAATTTGGTCCTAGCACTGCAACAATCAATTCATGAATGTCGTTTGCAGGGATAATATCATGCATGTGAGCATAATTTTGCGACATAGTTCGCAGGTCGATATAGTCTGATTCAGCATCAAACTTAATGCTAAATTGAGCTAGAGCTTTTTTAATAGCTATTTTTGGATTCCAGCTTGATTGCTGTTTTTGAGCCAATAAGGCTGTTGTGTTATGTTTCATTGTCTTGTCCTTGTTAAACAAATTGTGTGCTCTGCATACTCCAACCGTTTCTGCGCACTGTATAAAGTATAACAGGACCCGAAGGTCCTGTCAAGTGGTATTTTGGATTGGTTAACCCAAATAGTCTGCCCAGCTAGGGTGAGCCATAGTATATCCACGCTGTCTACGCTTGTCTACAAGTTCCCAATAGTCTGGTTTGTAAGGCACACGCACAGGTTTCATTTTGGTATGATTGGCCTTACGATAGTTACAGGGCTTGCAAGCAGTTGCTAAATTGACCCATGTGCTTTTACCGCCTTGACTAACTGGCTGTACATGATCCAACGTGGCGGTTTGATCTGTAACTGCTATGCCACAAAATTGGCAAGCATAATGATCACGTAGAAAAATATTGCGTTTGGTTAATCGAACAGTGGCTTTTGGTTTTTGGTATTCTTTAAGCATGATAACCGCTGGCACACGAGTTTCCCAACGAGCAGAGCGCACAATCCAATCATCGTACCAACTCATTACTGATACTTTGTCCAAGACGATATAACGAATGGCTTCTTGCCAATCTACTATGCTTAACGGTAATAGAGTTGCAGGCTGTGCGTCTGCATTTAGAACTAGGGTTGTCATGATGTGAATCTTAAACAAGTATTTACAAAAATACCATTATAGGCTCAGTTTACTTGAAACGCAAGACTCTTTACAATAATTATTAAAGAGTGTACACTTAATAAGTTAATCAACAAAAAGGATCGAAAATGAGTTTAGTACCAATGGTAATTGAGTCAACCAGCAAAGGCGAACGAGCCTACGACATTTACAGTCGCTTGCTTAAAGAACGTGTAGTAATGCTCAATGGAGAAGTAGAAGACCATATGGCCAATTTGGTTGTTGCCCAATTGCTGTTCTTGGAAAGCGAAAACCCAGACAAGGATATCAGTCTATTCATTAACAGCCCAGGCGGCGTAGTAACAGCCGGCATGAGCATCTACGATACAATGCAGTTTATCAAATGTGATGTGGCAACTTATGTTATGGGACAGGCTTGCTCGATGGGCAGTCTACTAGCACAAGCAGGTGCTCCAGGCAAACGTTTTATGTTGCCCAATGCTCGTCACATGATCCATCAGCCAAGCGGCGGTGCTCGTGGACAAGCAACTGATATTCAAATTCAAGCACGTGAGATTCAAAAGATGAAAGAATCTCTAACAAAGATATATGCTAAACACAACAGCAAGGGTAAGACATACGATCAACTGATAGCAGACATGGAACGTGATTTCTTTATGTCAGCCGAAGAAGCTCTTGAATATGGATTAGTTGATAAGGTTATTGACAAACGATGACAGCAAGGTTTTTTGCTTTTGGCTGTAGTTATACTGCGTTTGCGTGGCCCACGTGGAGTGACTTTGTTGGATTAAAGTTTCCAGGCAAATATCATAACTACGGCAGAAGTGGAGCAGCCAACAACTTTATATTTCATCATTTTGTTGAGATGCACGAGCGTCATCAGTTTACCAAAGACGATTTAATTATCATTCAGTGGACTGAAATGATGAGGGAAGCGAGATATCTAAATGGCATGTGGCATACCAATGGTAGCATTGCAAAAAGTTATCCCAAAGAATACATCAAACAATATGTAGATCCTAGAGGGTTCCTAATACGTGATCTAACAATGATTGCTGCGATTACTCGCATACTAGATAACATTGGCTGTGAATATCATTATCTAAGTTTAAATGATTACGCATTCTCAGAAGATGTGTCGGGATTGTATGCAGAATATCTAAACATAATGAAGCCCAGCTACCAAACAGTAATTGGAGAATTAAAGTCTAGAACATTGTGTAAACGGATTTTAATAAAAGATCCACATCCAACTCCAGGTGAGCATTATAAATTTTTATCACAGGTGTTGCCACAGTGGGCACCCGAAGACGATACTCTAGCAAATGCCTGGGATCAACAATTGGCAGACAGTTGGTACACACATGCAGAGGGCTGGGAATCAACCTGGCCCGGAATTGATAGAGGGTTTTTAGAAACCTATCCCGGATTATAATGGCAAAACTTTATACATTAGGGTCTAGCCTTACTAGACATTTTTGGCCTACCTGGGCAAATATCCTAGGACGTTCTTACGACGAGTTTGAGAATTGGGGACACGCTGGCATTGGCAATCGTGCATTGTTAGAACGATTAAACGAACTGCTGATACATCAAGACCCGGGGCCCGATGATGTTGTGATCGTACAATGGGCGACACCACATAGATTTGATCTACACAAAAAAGACAGTCCAGAACATCAAGGATGGATACCCAAAGGTGATGTCCGCAAATTGTATCTAAGCTCAGACGCTTGGCTCAAACAGTATTGGAATGAATACAGTTATGTAATGCACACAGCAAACTTTATTTCAATTGCTCAACGTCTATTAGAACAACAGGGATGTAAATGGATATTTCTAAGTGCAGACGATCTACGTCAAGACATTGCCAAGTTTCTCGAGCTTGGTGCATATCTCGAAATATACGACAGCATAGATTGGGCTCCTCCAATGTATGATTGGTTTAACAACAGCGGCTTACCAAAAAAAGAACTAATACAAAAAGTAGGTTTGGTAACTTCAAAATCTGTAGTAGATGAACACCCAACGCCAATGTCTCATTATCAGTATGTCGACCTTTACTTAAAGGATAAATTGAATATAGAGTTAGACAAGATGTGGGCAGAGCAAGCAGAAACAGTATTAGAAACGGCAACACACTACAAAGACATACGCCAATTGTATATAGATCAAATGAATTGGGATTGCTATAACTGTATAAAAGGACTATAATGACACAACGATTACAAGGAAAAGTAGACAAGGGTTGGGGATATGAACTCATATGGGCAACCAACGACCACTACGCAGGAAAGATTTTGGTATTTGAAAAAGCAGGCGCTAAGTTTAGTATGCACTTCCACAAAGAAAAAGATGAAACGTGGTTTGTCAACGCAGGAAGTTTTAAGTTAATTTACTGCGATACTAACACAGCTACCTATGTTGAGAAGATACTCAAAGAAGGTGACACTTGGAGGAACCCTCCAATGATGCCACATCAGCTGATTGCATTAGAACCCGATTCAATGGTGTTCGAAGTTAGCACAGCAGATTCAGTAGAAGACAATTATAGAATTATTCCAGGAGATAGTCAAAGTGCAGCCCCCACAGAACCAATCGCAAACACCTAGAGTCTTTTATAGCGGAGCAGAAAACCTACGATCAAAATGTGTAGTAGGTTTAGATCGTGACGGAGTCTTGAATAGAGACCTCGGAACATATTGTTTCCGTCCAGAGGATCTAGATCCTATACCCGGAAGTATGGATGCTGTGGCAAGCCTTAGACGTAAAGGTTACAAGATAGTAATTATTACAGATCAAGGCGGCATTGAAAAAGGTCTGTTCACACAAGAGGATGTAGACAATACCAACATGCGTCTAATGGAACTGTTAGGACAGGTAGGCTGTTTGTCCATTGATGCTCTATACTATTCAGCCAGCAGTGACAAGCGAGATCCGTTTGCCAAACCCAATACAGGCATGTTCAAACGCTGTGAAAAAGAACATAAAGATATCAAGTTTAAAGAAGGTTACTATGTGGGTGACAAGATCAAAGATCTCAAAGCCGCTGTAAATGCAGGAGCCAAACCCGTATTGGTGCGTACAGGCTACGGATTAGAAACCGAAAAAGAATTGAACAAGTGGACCTATCGTGAACTTAAACGTAGGACTATTATATTTGATGACTTGGCAGCATTTGTCGACACCCTAGCATGAAACGAATTGTAGTCAACGGTACCTTTGATATACTACACAGAGGACATATAGAATTACTAAACTATGCAAAAGGTTTAGGGGATTATCTATTGGTCTGTATAGATAGTGATGCACTGGTCAGCTATAAAAAAGGACAGGATAGGCCCATCAATAATCAATGGGAAAGAATGTTGCTGTTAAAGAATCTCAAAGCAGTTGACGATGTTTGGATTTTTAACAGCGATATAGAACTAGAAGATCAGTTATGCGAATACAAGCCAAACATCATGGTCAAAGGCAGCGACTATAGAAACAAGCCCATAGTAGGTGCTGAGTTCTGTATCGAAATTAATTTTTTTGAAAGACTATATGAATACTCAACAACAAAAACAATTCAAGATATTATTGATAGGGGATGATTGCATGGATGTGTACCAATACGGTACAGTCGATCGCATCAGTCCAGAGGCTCCTGTACCGGTATTCAAATACAGTCATCGTCATGAGCGTGGAGGCATGGCTCGAAATGTAAAAGCCAACCTAGAAGAACTAGGATGCAGTGTTGCTTACCTTTGTGGAACAACCAGCGTTAAGACAAGACTAATTGATATCCGTAGCAAACAACAGATAGTTAGGATCGACAATGATAACAGAAGCCAGCCATTGTTATTTCCAGACATCGAACACGATCTTAATGACTTTGATGCTATTGTGATCAGCGACTACGATAAGGGTTATGTCAACTACGATTTGATTCGCATACTGACAGAAGAGTTCATAGGACCTATCTTTGTTGATACAAAGAAAACTGACATGCTACAATTAGAAACCTGTATCATTAAAATCAATGCACAGGAGTACAGTAGGTTAACCAGCTTTCCAAGCGAGTACACTGATGTTATTGTTACACACGGAGACAAGGGTGCAACGTGGAAGGACAAAAAGTTTCCAGCTAAACCTGTAGAAGTTGCAGATGTATGCGGTGCTGGTGATACATTCCTTGCTGCCTTGTGCTTTCAGCACTTGAACACTAGTGGCGATATGGAACAGTCTATACAGTTTGCCATACAGGCAAGCTCGGTAACTGTACAACACCTAGGAGTGTATGCTCCTACCTTAGAGGAAATGGGATGATTGCTTTAACAGGCGCAGGCGGCTTTATCGGCAGCGTGGTATTAGGATATTTAAACAGTCAAGGTATTGACGATATAGTATTGTTTGATGATTTGCCCACAGGCTCACAGTATAAAAATCTCGTTGGTAAACAATATATTTCTTTACACTCAACAGAAGAGATATTCCAAGATCCTAAAGACCTTACCTGCGTAATACATATAGGTGCAGACTCAAGCACACTTACTACTGATTGGGCAAGCCTGTATAAAACCAACGTGCTTTCTACTCGACGTTGGAATCAATTCTGTACAGACAATAATATTCCTTTTATCTTTACTTCCAGCGCAGCAGTTTATGGTAACGGCAATGGTCCGTTAAATCATTATGCATTCAGCAAACAGGTTAGTGAAAGTGAAATACAAGGAGTTGTTCTTAGATTGTTCAATGTGTATGGGCCGAATGAATACCACAAAGGGCGAATGGCCAGTACAGTGTATCATTGGTACCAACAGTTAAAAGAAAATAATACCCTTAAGGTATTTGAAAACAGCAATGGTTATCGTAGAGATTTTATTTGGGTTGAAGATGTTGCTCGAGTAATACATCACTTTGTCAACAACTATCATCCGGGAATATATGATGTAGGCACAGGAGAAAGTGTGTCATTTGAAATCATTGCCAATTGTGTAATCAACGAGTTTGGCAGCGGAACTAAAGAGTACATCCCTATGCCAGAGGATTTAAAAGCACAGTATCAATTAGATACCCGAGCAGATACCGCAAGTTTATCAGCAGCCGGCTTTGATACCACTCAACTGTTTGAACCTTGGCAGGGTATTAAAGAATATGTCAAGTATCTAAAGACTAATCAAACTTACTAAACGTAGCAGTCAGAGCAGAGATCAAATCTTCAATCATTCCATCATCGTGAAACGGAGTAGGTGCTAGTCGCAATCGTTCTGTTCCCACAGCAACAGTAGGTGAATTGATAGGTTGAATGTAAATGTTATGTTCATTCAACAGTTCATCGCTGATAGCTTTACATTTCTTAGCTTCACCAACTAGAATAGGTACAATGTGTGTTGTTGAACATTCCATAACAGGTAGTCCTGCAACAGTTAATCTATGCTTGAGCTTACGAGCACGTTCTTGGTGCTTGTCACGCACTTCATTATGATCTTTAAGATACTTGACGGCCGCAAGTGCGCCTGCACAACTAACTGGACTCATGCTTGTGGTGAATATAAAACCCGCAGCTACTGAACGGATGGCATCGATGACCTCAACATCGGCAGCAATATAGCCACCTTGGACTCCATAGGCTTTCCCTAATGTACCATTGACTATGTCAATACGGGATTGTAGCCCAAGCTCTTCGACCTTCCCACCACCGTGGGGACCATAGAGTCCTACCGCATGTACTTCATCGATATATGTAATGGCATCATACTTATCGGCCAGGTCACAAATCTCTTTGATATGCCCTACATCGCCATCCATTGAGTAGACTGATTCAAACACAACGCAAGGAACATTGCCTGTTAATCTTACTGCGGCAAGAGCATCTTCTAGTTGTTGTAGATTGTTATGTTCAAATATTGTTTTGGGTGCTTTGCTGTGGATCATGCCTACAACAAGACTGTTGTGATTTTCGCTGTCGCTGACAAAATGTATGTTTGGAATGATCTTGCTCAGAGCGATAAGCGTCCATTCGTTAGCTACATAAGCTGATGAAAATAACAGGGCTTTGGCTTTGTTATGTAGGGTTGCAAGTTCATGTTCTAGGGCCACATGATAGTGACTGGTGCCACCGATATTGCGAGTACCACCAGATCCTGCGCCTGTCATGTCTAGGGCTGTATGCATGGCATCTAGCACAACCTTGTGCTGCCCCATGCCCAAATAGTCGTTTGAACACCAGTTTACAATGTTTTTAATATTGTACGGGCCGTACCAAATAGCTTCTGGAAACTTGCCGCTTTCTCGTAGGATATCGTTAAAAACACGATATTTGCCGTTGTCTTTGAGTGTTTTAAGTAGGGTGTTAAATGGTTTTTTGTCTATCATAGTAATGTTATTTAACCGATAAATATATGACTATGGATATAATCAAACTGGACGTGCCCCTTTTTATTCGCCTGCTAGAACTGGCCCGCGAAGAAATCAAAGACGATGCTGACATCCACGATGTTGCAGAAATTGTAACGAAACTCAGTCAACATGGTGTTGTCGGCATGGACAAATACAACGAAATCGTCCGCTTTATGAGCAAACAGGGCGACGATTCGGAGTTAGAAAGAATACGCAAACTTAGTGGAATGAACAACAATGACTAAACAGACAATCAATACTGGTGCAACACCCAACGACGAACAGGGCGACAGTTTACGAGGTGCATTTACAAAAATCAATGAAAACTTTACTGAACTGTACACTGCATTGGGAATAAATGCAGACGTTAATTTAAATCTCGGTGCGTTTGAATTCAACGGCAGTATAATGACTACTACTGATAGTTCAGCTATTGTGATTGATCAGGCAACTACTATTACCAGCAACCTGTCAGTGGGTGGAGACGTTTTGCCCAGTGTGGCTCTTGGTGGTGATCTAGGCTCATCTGCTAGACCTTGGCGCAGCCTGTATGTGAGCAACAACACAATTTTCTTGGGTGGCACAGCATTATCTGTAAACGGTGCAGGTAATCTATTGGTCAACGGCAGTTTAATAACAAGTAGTTATGCTGACTTGTCAGGTAAACCCGCATTAACCGCTGTGGCTACCACAGGTGCCTATGCTGACCTAACTGGCAAGCCAACTATCCCTACCAGTTTTAGCAGTTTAGTCAACAGCACACAAACTGTGAGCCTTAGTTCTAGTGGCGTCTTAACATTGCCGTCAGGACTCACCTTTCGGAAAAATGGCACGCCTTACTCTACTATAACCGCTGATCTTAACAAAGTGTTGCAAATTGAAACACAAACTTCTGATGGTGTTAAACAGTGGAGTCTTGGCACAGATGGTAGCTTGACATTCCCCAATGCCACGGTACAGACCACAGCATGGACTGGCAGTGTAAGTAGTTTGGTCAACGGTACAAAGACAGTGAGCCTTAGCTCGGATGGCACATTGACGCTACCAGCACAGTCAGCTACACTGACCAATGTGAATCAAATTGTCTCAGCTAAAATCTATCGAGCTGGTGCCAGCACAGATACAGCCACAATACAAACTGCTCTAGAAACTTGGTTGGGGGCTGAGCAGACGTGGATAGATATACGTACTGAAGATGCAATAACAAATGCTCCGAGAACAAGACCGTGGGCAGGCATGCCCAGCTACACAGCATATCCATTAGTGGTGGGTTATCAGCCAACTGGCGGACAATTACCACCGTTAGGGGCTATGGCTCCCACAGCCAAGACCGCAAGCGATCTTTACCTAGCATACAAAGAACTGCAACGCAACATTGACATTGTGGCAGGCGCCAACACATTCAGTTTTGAGAACACTGGCGCCTTGAGAGTTCCAGGTGTAATCACCAAAAACAATAATCTCCAATTGGTCAGTGTAGGCACAACCGTCTATCAAGGGTTATCTGATCAAGGATTATCTGTAGAAGTTCGAAACGATCTAACAGCGGCAGTTGTTGCTGACGGAGAGAATGGCAGAGTGTTCGTAAGAACAGATGATGGAACAACATTACGCACTTGGCAGTTTGATAAAAATGGTAGCTTGACATTCCCCAACAACACAGTACAAACCACAGCCTGGCTTGGCAGTGTAAGCAGTTTGGTCAACGGCGCAAAAACTGTTAGCCTTGGATCTGATGGCAGTTTAACTGTAGCAGGACCAATTATACTATCAAACAATGGTGAACTACGACAAAGTACCACTGCCTATGACGCAGCATTGGCTGTATGGGAAAGTATTCGCGGCGGAGAGATTGCAAGTAGGATTGCTAACGGTCAGGCACTTGTTCAATATTACCCAATGGTCAACTGGTATCCAACTGGCGCCACTGCTCAAGGCTATATTGACTTCTTGCTAAATGCTTGGACCTTACAAAGTACTCCTGGTGCAACATTGATTATTCAGCCACCAATGACGTCATCATTCTATGCTCAATTAAGAGCTGTTCTAACTCTTATTCGTGATAGTTATAACGCTAGTACTAAGGCAGTTTCACTTTCTTCAGCGTACGGTCAGTCTTGGAACTTTGGCACAGATGGCAGTCTAACACTCCCAGGTGATATCCGCAGCGACAGCAACATCAACATTGACATCAACCTCGGAGATTCAACTCTGCGCAGATGGCAGTTCGGTGAAGATGGTATATTGACATTACCTAGTGTAGGTAAGATTAATAATGGTGCGTATGACTGGACATTTGGATCAACTGGCAACACCACATTTCCAACAGGACTTACGCTAGGGGCACCGAGAGGTGTTGGCACAGTTAACTTTACTGCTGCTGTTGACAAAGAGTTTCAGATTGAAACAGGAACTGCCACCAGTGGTAAACTATGGCAGTTTGGTACAGATGGTAGCCTAACACTACCAGGTGATATCAAGAGCAACGGCAACATCAACATTGACATCAACTTGGCAGATTCAACACTGCGTAGATGGCAGTTTGGTGAAGATGGCAATCTAACATTCCCAGATGGCACTAATCAAGCCACAGCCTTTCCCGGCGTTTATGCTCAAAGTGGTGCTACTAGTGCTTATGCAACTAAAAGAATTTTACAGTATAATCCGTCAACCAACGTTGTCACCTATAGTAACTATATAGATGCGGCAAGCATATACATCACAGGATACAGTTCAGAAATTCACGTTAGTCCTGTTGCGGTTGATGACACTGGCAACGGAACCATTGGTGATCCAGTTAAAACCATTGCTCGTGCCAAGGTACTCTTAGCCGCGGCATTTGAAACAACAGGTGCTGGCCAAAGAAAGACAATTATCTTACATCCGGGCAGTTATACAGAAGATGTAACAATTGATACTCAGTACACTGTTTTAACCACACACGAGTTGGTGGGTAAAAGTACAACACTGAGTGGTACATTGACTCTTACAACAGGATGTACCATTGATGGTTTAAAGATGACCAATCTTGTTATTTCAGGATCATCAGCAGGAGGTTCGATTGATATTATTGGTTGTACAGTAACAACAGCAACTACAAAAACATCAACAGCATATACAAATTTTAGAGGGTGTGATTTATCTTCATCCACAATGAGCATCACTGGTGGCGGCACAACAATACTAAGTGGTGGTAATTATTTTACACTTACAGTGAACAATGCGGCCGCTGGAGTTTTAGCCAAAGCAGTTATTAGTATGGGTCCGGTGACACTGACACTAGGAACG